GCCCTGCAAAAGAAATCTCAGTTTTTGTTTTGGTTTTCATAGCAACTGTAACGCGAAAGGAAACCAAATCCCAATACAACAAGCAACAGTCACCATTTCCTTTTAGGAGGGGAAAATGACCGCTGGTCGCCCTCCCGTACCGAATGAGCTGAAGCGCGCGATCGGACGGACGGCAACAACAACTGCTGGTGGACGGGCTTTGCCAGCAATCGATGATGTTCATGGTCTTCCCGCGGCAGTGACGACGCCGCCGTACCCTCAGGGACTCGGCCGCCCCGGCAAGGATTTGTGGGACAAGGCGTGGGCTCCCATCATCATTTGGCTGTCCCCGGCCTCGGATATGGTCGCCGTTGAGCGCGCTTGCCGGCTGGCGGACGCTTTCGCCGAGGCGGGACGCGAGTACAGCGAGACGGGAAACTTCAAAACTGGCGAGATGTTCGTCAAGCTGTCGAAGGAACTCGGAACCGCACTCGGCGAGCTGGGCTTTTCCCCGGCCAGTCGCACCAAGCTCGGGGTTGCTGAGGTGAAGAAGATGTCCAAGTTGGATGAGCTTCGCCGCCGCCACCAGGAGTCGGGGAGCACCAGCGGCCGGGCGGTCATCGATGTCGATTTCACTGAGTGAGCCGACGATCCAGGTGGCTGGGTGGCCGCCGCGGTGGTTGAGCCCGGTGTCGCCGGCCGAAGTTCAGCGTGGTGACGGCGGGCACGCCTGCGATTTCATCGAAAACATGTGTCGGGTGACGAAGGAGTCGGTGGGCGGGGCGGCCGGAACGCTGCTTCGCCTTCGCGAGTGGCAGGCCAACCTGATCTCGCATCTGCTGGCTCGGCGAGCGGATGGCCGGTACCGCCACCGTCAGGCGCTGGTCGGGGTGGCCCGCAAGAACGCGAAGAGCACCCTGGGCAGCGCGCTGGGTCTGTATGGCCTGGTGATGGGCGCTCCTGGGTCTGAGGTGTACTCGTGCGCCGGTGACAAGGAGCAGGCCCGGATCGTCTTCGGTACCGCACGGGCGATGATCGAGATGGAGCCCGAGCTCGCGGAGATGTGCAAGCTGTACCGCGACGCGATCGTGGTGCCGGAAACGGGCAGCTTCTACAAGGTGCTGTCGGCCGAGGCGTACACCAAAGAAGGCCTGAACCCCACATTGACGATCTTCGATGAGGTGCACGTTCAGCCGAATCGGGAACTGTGGGACGTCATGGCGCTGGCCTCCGGCGCGCGCCGCGAGCCGCTTATGGTCGGCATCACCACCGCGGGCGCTCGCTACGACGCCTCCGGCAAAGACTCGCTGTGCTACAGCCAGTACGAGTACGGCAAGAAGGTGTGCAGCGGCGAGATTGACGATCCGTCGTTCTTCTTTGCCTGGTGGGAGCCAACCCTCTTCGACGCCGACCACCGCGACCCGAACACCTGGCGGGAAGCCAACCCGGGCTTCGATGACCTGGTCAGCGAGGAAGACTTCGAATCCAGTGTCCTGAAGACCCCGGAGAACGAATTCCGCACCAAGCGGGTTAACCAGTGGATCTCATCGCAGATGACCTGGTTGCCGGTCGGAGCCTGGGCCGCACTGGACGACGGGCCGGTGGTCATCCCCAACGGTGCCGATGTGGTGCTCGGGTTCGATGGGAGCTTCAGTGGCGACTGCACGGCGCTCGTGGTGGCATCGGTGGGGCCAACCCCGCACGTGGCCGTGGTTGAGTGCTGGGAACGCCCGGACGATGAAGATGACACCTGGCGCGTACCGATCCTGGACGTCGAACAGGCGATCAGGGAAGCGTGCCGGCGCTGGCAAGTCATGGAAATAGCCTGCGACCCGTTCCGCTGGGCCCGCACCTATCAGGTCCTTGAGGGTGAAGGGCTCCCGGTGGTGGAGTTCCCTCAAACTCCTTCGCGAATGACTCCCGCCACGACGCGCTTCTATGAGGCGGTCGTGAACAAGTCAATCACTCGCGAACAAGACCCTCGCCTGGCCCGCCACCTCGATAACGCGTACCTGCGGGCGGACAGCCGAGGCACCCGAATCTTCAAGGAACACAAGCATTCGATGCGTCGCATCGACCTCGCGGTGGCTTCGGTGATGGCCCTGGAACGGGCGTGCTGGTGGCACGCCAACGGCGCCCCGCCGCAGTTTTTCGCGTCCTGGCGTTAGGAGTCGACATGGTGCACGTATGGCAAATGATCCTCTACGCTGTCGCGGTCCTCCTGATCTGTTTGGGGGCGTTCGGCGTGGGACTCCCGAAGGTCCGCTTGGAGTTGCTGGGTTTCGCGGCGGCGGTTCTCGCGTTCGCGCTTCCGGTCTTCAACTCGTGAATGAAACGTGGTGGGACGAAATGGCTTTTGAAACTATTCCCCTCGATCGGATAACGGTCGAAGCGCGAGAAATTCACTTCGGTCGCACACTGCTGACGGTTATCGCCGCCCTGCTGTATGGGATCGGCTGGACCCTCGCGAAAACGTTCACTGTGCTGTGGTTTACGGCCGCCTGGATCGCCACCGCGGTCAAGGTTGGTTGGCAGGAAGGCCGGAAGACGGCGACACCGCAGACTCGTTGAACCTCTACGTCGCGATAGGTGGGCTAGATGGGACTGCTCGAAAGGATTGCTGAGCGGCGCCAGCCCACCAAGCAGGTTGGCCCCGAGGAACGATCCTCGATCGACCAGTGGTTGAACGATTATCTCATTCCTTCCAACCAATTCCTCTTCAACAACAACAACTACCCGTTCGGCATCAATCAGACGATGCTGCCGGAGCGCACCAAGGAAATCTCCAACACCCTCCCCGCTTACATGCACGCTCTACGGCAGTGCCCCCCGGCATTCGCCGCTGAGCAGGTACGCGCCACGGTCCTGTCCCAGGCAAGGTTCGTGTTTCGTTCGCGAGGGTTCGCCTCCAACGGCAGCGCCCGCGGTGGTAACCCCCGCCGGACGTTCGGAAACCGCGATCTGAAGATCCTGGAAACCCCCTGGCCGAACGGAACCACCGGCGAGCTCCTGAGTCGCATGGAGTGGCACGCGGGCATCGCCGGCAACTCATTCGTCACCAATTTTCAACCTGGTCGACTACGGGTGCTTCGTCCTGACTGGGTGGTGGTGATCTTCGGTTCCCATCAGGAACCGGACGACGCGGCGTACGCGCTCGATGGTGAAGTGATTGGCTATGCGTACTGCAATGGCGGTTTCGCGGAGCGGCGCAACCCGGTTCGTGTACTTCTGCCTGAAGAGGTGGCTCACTGGTCGCCGATGCCGGACCCGATGTTCTCTGCGATGGGTATGTCGTGGCTCACCCCAGCCATTCGCGAAATGCAAGGCGACCTCGCGATGACGGAACACAAGCTCCGCTTCTTCTCCAACGGAGCAACCCCGAACATGGTGGTCAAGGGAATTGTCGCCGCCGATCGGGAAAAGTTCAACGATATCGTCGATCAGATGGAATCGCGCCACGCGGGCGTGAAAAACGCCTATCGGACACTGTATTTGGCCGCCGGAGCCGATGCGACCGTCGTTGGGTCCGATTTGCAGCAAATGGACTTCCGAGCGGTTCAAAGCTTCGGAGAAACCCGAATTTCGGTCCTTTCGCGAGTCCACCCGGTAATTTTGGGTCTTTTCGAGGGTCTGTCGGGTTCTAGCCTGAACGCGGGTAACTTCTCGGCCGCACGGCGAATGTTCGCCGATTTTTGGATTTATCCGTCGCTTCAGGATGTGGCCGCCTCGGTAGCGCCGCTGGTGAACGTACCGCCGGATGCTGAGCTGTGGTTCGACACCACGGACATGCCCATCCTTCGCGAAGACGCCAGGGATGCCGCGGAGATTCAGTCCACCCTCGCGACAACGATCGTCAAGTATGTGGTTGAAGGCTTCACGCCCGAGTCCGCGGTGGCCGCGGTCATGGGCCAGGATCCGAGCCTGCTGGTTCACACCGGCCTGCTGTCTGTTCAGCTTCAACCGCCCGGTGGGTTCGACGTCAACGTGATGCCGCCCCCTGGTGGTGTTCAGGCGCCACCGAAGCCACTTCCCGGAACACCCGCACCTGTTGTCCAGCCACCGAAGCCGGCGCCACCGAAAGCTAAACCGGCTCCTCCGAAACCCAAGTAGGGAGAGTCGAGGTTATGACTGACTCGCGAGACATGCACGCCGGCTCTGGTGCTGCCAACGAGAACGGGGATATTGATTTTCTCGGCAGCATGGTGGAGCACCTCGATAGCACGCTCAACGGCGCCCGAGCGCACATGTCTGATGGAACGCACCCGGATGTGGTGTCTTTCGCTCACCAGATCATGATGGACCACACGTCGCACCTGACTCAAGCGTTGAACCTTCAGCGCCAGTTGGGTTTGGGTGCGACGCCGGCCGGCGAGCAGGTGTACGGAAGCCACCTCGGGAACATGCCGCCCGGTTCGGGCGCCGGCCGCTCGATGCCTTCCAAGTTCTACGAGGAACGCGCCGCGATGACCGCCGCGGTCATTGACAACCTTCCCGATTCGGATTTCGCCTACGTCAAGGGCAGCACGCGCCACTTCCCCATTCAGGACGCGGTGCATGTTCGCTTCGCTCTCGCGAAAGCACCACGATCCGAGTTCGGCAAGCAGGCGATGCCGAAAATCCTTGCTGCTGCCAAGAAATTCGGCATCGAGACGTCGCGAAGCACCAGCCGTGATGCTGAGGCGTTTCGTTCGGTTCCTTTCGAGTTGCGTGATGTTGGGTCTGACGGCCAGACGTTCGAGGGTTACGCCGCGGTGTTCAACTCGCCCACCCAAATTGGTGGGTGGGAAGGTGACTTCGAGGAAATCATCGCGCCGGGTGCTTTCCAGCGCTCCCTGGAGCGCAAGACGCCGGTCCTCATGTTCGAGCACGGGAAGCACCCGCTGATCGGCACTATGCCGTTGGGTGTCATCACCAGGGCCGCGGAAGACGATCACGGTCTTCACATCCTGGCCAAGCTCACCGACAACTGGCTGATTCAGCCGGTTCGGGATGCGGTGCGCGACCGCGCGCTAACCGGCATGAGTTTCCGCTTCTCCGTTCCAGACGGTGGAGACACCTGGCAAACCCGCAAGGGTGAACTCGACCTTCGCACCGTGACTGAAGCCAAGGTGGCCGAACTCGGGCCGGTCGTTTTCCCGGCCTACGAACCCACCACCGCACAAGTTCGCTCCGCGATGGAGCGTCCAGAACCCACCGGGCGGACCGGGGCGCGGAGCCCCTCCGGCGGTGACCCTGATGTGAAGCCAAGGGATGGCGCCACATCAAGCACGAATGTCATCCCCCCCGATGTTCGTCAGCGTTTGATCGACATGGGGAAATCGCTTCTACCTCAGAAGGACTGATTCATGGGTAACAAGGATGAGGACGAGCGTCAGCTCACCCTCGAAGACCTCAAGGGCAAGACCCCCGAGCAGCTCTACGAGATCGTCAACCTGTGTGACGCTCACCTTCGCGAGCTGCACCAGAACGACCGTGGCGAGCTGCGTGACCTCGGCGAGGATGAGAGCGCCGCTTTCAAGACCCTGGTCGAGATTCGCGACAAGGCGGTGTCGAAGCTCGAACACCACCGCACGGTGCAGGACGTGTTCAAGCGTCGGCCGAAGTCGGTGGAGGCGGTCCTGGGCAACCTGGGCTACCGCGACGACGACCCGTTCAGCGATGTCCGGCGCCTGACCATCGGCGAGGCGCGCGACCGGGCGCTTCGGGTGCTCGACAACCGCAACGTCTCCAGTCACCTGCGCAGCGACCAGAAGGACGAGGTGGAGCGTTCGATCCGGCGCAACACCGACATCGCTCGCCGGGTCCTGGTGACCGAAAACGACGACTACCGCAACGCCTGGGCCAAGCTGGTCACTGACCCGCACCCGATCCTCACCCCCGAGGAGCAGCGCGCGGTTCTGGCCTACAACGAATACCGGGCCATGTCTGAGGGCACCACATCCGCTGGTGGTTTCGGTATTCCGGTCTTCATCGACCCGTCCATCATCCTGACCGCTCAGGGCACGGAGAACCCGTTCCTGTCGCTGGCTCGGCAGGTGGACGTCAACACGAACATCTGGAAGGGCGTCAGCTCGGCCGGTGTCGCGTGGGCGTTCCAGTCTGAAGGTGTCGCCACCACAGACAACTCGCCGTCCCTGGCGCAGCCCAGCGTCCAGGTGTACATGGCTCGCGGTTTCATCCCGTACAGCATCGAAATCGGTCAGGACTACCCCGGTTTCGCTGACGAGATGGCCACCCTGCTGTCGGCCTCCTACGACGAGCTCCTGGTGGACAAGTTCACCCGCGGCTCCGGTATCGGCGAGCCGAACGGCATCGTGACCCAGCTCAGCGCGAACACCAACGTTCGCGTCACGCTGACCACCGCCGGCTCCCTGGGTGCACCTGACCCGTACAAGGTGTGGAAGGCCGTACCGCAGCGGTTCCGGCGCAACGCGTCGTGGCTCATGTCGGTCGGCGTCAACAACGCGATCCGGCAGCTCGGTACCGCCAACGTGTTCCACGCCTTCACGCAGAACCTGCCGGCCGAGTGGGCTGACATTCTGTTCGGCAAGCGGACCTACGAGACCCCGTACATGGCCGACGTCACCTCGGTGGCCACGGCGACCTCCGAATACGCCATCGCGGGCGATTTCAGCAACTACGTGATCGCGCGCAGAGGCGGGATGAGCGTCGAACTTGTCCCGACGATCTTCGATGTCACAAACAACCGTCCGACCGGTTTTCGTGAGATGGCCGCCTTCAACTGAGAAGTTGGAGTGAAAATCGCGCTGTATCGGTGAACCCCACCAATCCCAAGGGGAATACCGAGGCAACCCGTACCGGGGAGTCCGTAGAGACTACACGCGTGACGACTTCGATAGGACCGCAAGGCCGGTATAGCCGTGTGGGACTGAAGCCGAAGATATAGTCCGATCTGCATCGATGGCAAAGATGCAGAGTCAGGCAGAAATGACCTGGCCCGGCGCCTTGCGATAGGCGCCGAGTAACAACATGCAGCGCGGGTGGTTTGCGTACGCAAGAATCGGTGGAAACAGCGTGAACGATCTTGGGTTCCGCATGCTAGTTAATGCGTGAGTTTGTTCTAGTTTGTCCGCATTTGTCCGTTTCCTCGGGCAGGCGGTAGAATGATCCTCGGTTAGCTACCGAGGTAGGGAGCCCTGGATTTCCTAGATGATCCAGGGCTCCCGCACATCTAGGAGATGTAATGAAGGTATGTTCGGTTGAGGATTGCGGTCTAGCTCATCGAGCCGGCGGGTTCTGTTATCGACATTACAATACTCAGCGTTTGCGCATTGAGGGACACGCTTTGCAGTGTTCCGTGGATGGATGTGACAGAGTTCGTAGCGCTAGGGGTTTCTGTCCTATGCATTATCAGCGACAGATTCGCTATGGCGATGCATTGACCCAGCCAACGAAGCGGGCTCGTGGTGAATACGAAGATTCCTGGGTAAGGAACTGCAAGTGGTGCGACACAATATTTGACTGCGAAGGCGACGGAAGAAAGCTTTGTTGTTCCGAGGAATGCCGACACATCGTCGAACTGCTCGTAAAAACGGTAGGTAAGTATTCACTGACCATTGCCCGGTATCGCGAGATGTGGGATGCGCAGGGCGGAACCTGTGAGATCTGCAAGCGTCCCGAGTCGAGTGAACGAAACGAGCTCCTGTCCGTCGATCATGATCACGGAACAGGTCAGGTGCGCGCGCTACTGTGCTCGCACTGCAATCGCGCCATCGGGCTGCTGGGTGACGATCCCAAGATCATCCGCGCAGCGGCCCTGTATGTTGAGTCCCATCGCAGCTAAGGAGAATGACCCGTGGTGGCAGTGGATGAGTTCGGAAACCCGGTTGAGGACCAGAACCAGGGGCTTCTCGCGGAGCCGCCGGTGGAGCCCAGCCCGGGTCTGACCGAGGAGCCCAGCCCGAGCCCGTCTGAGGACGAGCGCGATGAGTACGAGGACAAGCCCAAGGTGGCCCAGGGGGACCTGGTGCCGGCCGGCGAGACCAGCAACGCGGCGGCGCAGAATCTGCTCGCTGAGCGCGAAACCCATCGCCTGAACGGCGATGACGAGGCACACGACGCGGTAACCGAAAAGCTCGGGGAACTGGGCTTCAAGTAAGGAAGTGTCCATGAAGGTTGCGTACGCCAAGCGAAACGCCTCAATCATGATGCGAGAAGGTAACCAGGTGTTTGTTCCTGGTGGCTCGCATTGGGCGGCGAACGATCCGGTCGTTCTGGCGAACCCCGAGCTGTTCTCCGATGATCCCCGGTACGGGATGCTGGGTCAGGGCTCGCTGGAGCCGGACCCCACCGAGGTGGTGGAGTCGGCGTCGGCCGCACCCGGTGAGCGTCGCCAGGGCAAGTACCCCAACCCCGCGAACCTGCGGACTCAGCGGTGACCGATGGCGAAGATGCCCTTTTCAATGAGATGGTCTTTGACGCATCTCCCGATGCGGTCATCGTCCGGCCTGGGGATACGCTAATCGTACGCACCGGCGACATCTACAGCGCCAAGCAGATGGACGAATACCGGGAAGCGCTCAAGGAGTCTCTTCCCGGTATTCGCGTTCTCTTCGTGAGGTCCGATCAATTGCTCGTCTACCGTCCAGATCCGGATGTGAGTCGTGACTGAAAAGAACGATGCGGTAACTGTTGCCTACGTGTGTGGCAACATGGTCCATTACTCGTGGTTCCGGAGCATGTTCGAGCTTCGCGAATACGACCGTGTGCACAACAAGCGTGTCGACGAGGGTGGCTTTGTTGCCACACGCCATGGCAGCGGCGGGCTCGTGGAGGCCCGCAACCTGACGGTGAAGACGTTCCTGGAGGAGCGTCAGGCGGACTGGCTCTGGTGGATCGACACCGACATGGGTTTCAGCCCCGACACGGTGGATCGGCTGTTCGAGGCCGCGGATCCGGTAGAGCGCCCCATTGTGGGTGGGTTGTGTTTCTTCAATCGCGAGGATGCTCCGGACGGGTTGGGCGGGTTCCGACACACGATCGTGCCGACTGTCTACGACTGGCTGAAGACCGAAGATGACCAGTACGGGTGGCAGGTGCGTTGGCAGTACCCGGTGAACACGTTGACGGCGTGCGGCGGTACCGGGTCGGCGTGTCTTCTGATCCACCGTTCCGTCTTCGAGAAGATCGAAGAGAAGCACGGTCGGGTGTGGTATGACCGGATCCCTAACACCACCAACGGTTTGCTGATCGGCGAGGACTTGTCGTTCTGTTTGCGGGCCGGCGCGCTGAAGATCCCGATGTTTGTTCATACGGGAGTTCCCACCAGCCACGCGAAGTCAATCTGGCTGGCCGAGGAAGACTACTGGTCCCAGGTGGCTTTCAACGACTTCAGCGTGGTGGCGGACAAGCTGAAGGCGGAAGAGGTGGCCAAGTGAATGGGCTGGTGGTTCTCATTCCTTCGCGAGGAAGACCTCAGTCGGTGGCGCCACTTCGTGAAGCGTTCGCGAACACATGCACGGTGGATACTCGACTTATCTTCGTGGTGGATGATGATGATCCGACACTGGATGAGTATGTGGCCGAGGTGAGCCCGGACATCGAAGGCTTCTACCGGGCCGAGATGGGCACCATGGAAGAGTCCACCTCAATGGTGTATGCGCTCAACGGTGCGGCCATGATGATTCTGGGCAGCTTCGTCCCCCCACCGTTCGCGATTGCTTTCATGGGCGACGATCACATGCCCCGGACGAAGGGTTGGGACGAGGCGTACCTGATCGAGCTGGACAAGCTTGGCTCCGGCCTTGTCTACGGCAACGATCTGCTTCAGGGCGAGCGCTTGCCCACCCAGGTCGCGATCACCGGGGACATCATCAGGACGCTCGGTGCGATGGCACCACCCAGCCTGAAGCACCTCGCGGTGGACAACTTCTGGCTGGAGCTGGGACAGGGCGCCGACTGCATCACCTACCTTCCGGACGTGATCGTTGAACACATGCACCCGTTCGCCGAGAAGGCGGACATGGACGATGGTTACCTTCGCGTCAACGATCCCGCACTGTACGAGCGAGATCTTCGTGAGTTTGAACGTATTCGCGAAGAGGAGCTTCCCGCCGCGATCGATGCGGTTCGCGCGCTGCGTGGACAGTGGAAGCTTTTCGAAGGTGACGTTGCTGAGGTGTCGACCGCGGAGTATCACAAGGATCGCGAACGGGCCAGGCACCTTGAAGAGGATGAGATCAGTCGTGCGCGACTAGAGCTGGCTGCTAGCTACGTGATGATCGCCGCGGTCGAGCTCAAGCCAGCGGTTGTCGCGGAAGGCACCGGTCGCCTGGTGACGGTTTCCGACCTGGGTTGTGGCGATGGCGGTCTCCTGTCACTCATCAACAACGATGTCGACGCTTGGGGTTACGACTTCACCCCGGCCAACATCGAGGGGTGCAAGGAGCGCGCCGTTGAGGCCACCCAGCTCGATGTCTTCGGTTCCAACGACTATGACCGCAACGAGGTTGATTTCGGTGACATCACGGCGGTAACCGAGGTGTTGGAGCATCTGACGGATCCGTTCGCCGCGGTGAAGTGGATCGGCCAGAACTCGCGGTATATCGTCGCTTCCTCGCCCTGGGACGAGCATCCGGGGTCGTTCACCGACTGTCACGCCTGGGCGTTCAACAAGGTCGGTTACCGGCGTCTGATCGAGTCGGGCGGGTTCCGCGTGGTCAGCCATGAGTTTGTGGGGCGGTTTCAGGTCATCCTGGGTGTGAAGGAGTGAGGCGCCGCCTGCGGCCGATGCCGGCGAACCTGGGCGAGGTGTACGCGCAACCGCATCAGCATGAGAAGTTTGTTGACCATCACCTTCGAGTGGACACCACCATTCAGGTGGCCCGATGGATGACCCTGTTCGCGGGTGATCGACTCGCCGCTGATCTCTCGTGTGGCGATGGGGCGGTTCTGGGCGCGATCGAGGCCATGCCCAGCATGGAAACCTGCTTCTACGGCGATTTCGCTCCTGGGTACGGGTTTACCGGCCCGATCGAGGAAACCATTCACCAGATCCCCAATGTTGATCTTTTCATCAACACGGAGACCTTGGAGCATCTGGATGACCCAGATCTGGTTCTGTCGCTGATTCGGCCCAAGACCAAGGGTTTGGTGCTGTCGACGCCGATTGACGCGTGGCAGGACGAAAACCGGGAACATGTGTGGGCGTGGTCGCGTAAAGGTGTCGAGACGATGCTCGCGGCGGCCGGCTTCAAGGTTCTTGTTTACAGTCTTGTGGATCTGCGCCCCGCCGGCTTCGTCTACGCGTTCGGAATTTGGGGGTGCCTGTGAAAGCACTCGTTACCGGGGGCGCCGGGTTCATCGGTCGGCATTTCGTTCAGGAACTCCGCAGGCGCGAATACGAGGTCACCGCGGTCGACATCAAGGGCGGCGACCCGGACGTCTGGATCGCGGACATGCGCACCTGGTTGCACGGCGACAACACGCATTACGATCTGGTTGTTCACGCCGCTGCCATGGCCCCTCACCGGGTCGCGATCGACAGCTCCCCCGCATCGCACATCTACAACGCTTGCCTTGACGCTGAGATGTTTCGGTGGGCAATCAGCAAGGAACCCGACCGGGTGCTCTACTTCAGCTCGTGCGCGGTGTTGGACGAGCAGCCGGACGCCTACGGGATTCTGAAGCTTTCTGGGGAGCACCTGGCGTACCTGGTGCGCGACGCCGGGGTGCCGGTGACCGTGGTACGGCCGTTCAGCGGGTACGGGGAAGACCAGGGCACCGATTGGCCGTTCGGGGCGTTCCTGGGGCGCGTCAGCCGGCGCGAGGATCCTTTCGTGGTCTGGGGTACCGGCAACCAGGTGCGCGACTGGATCCATGTGGACGACATCGTGGCCGGCGCGTTCGCCATCATGGACTCGGGCACCGAGAAGTCGGTGAGCCTGTGCACCGGGATCGGTACGTCGATGGTGAGCCTCGCGAGGATGATGTGCGCCGAGGTGGGATATGAGCCGGTCTTCCGGTTCACCGAACAGTCCGGTGGCGCCAGCCTGCGGGTGGGTGACCCCACCGAGATGCGGGAGTTCTACCAGCCGAGGATCACCATCCAGGATGGCGTGAAGCGCGCTCTGGCGACGTGAGGAGCAACCATGACCTCCTATGCCACCTTGGATGATCTGGCCTCGTTCCTTCAGAAGACCATCGACAATTCCACCGGGCAGCTTGCGCTGGACACCGCTTCGGAACTCTTCGCGAGGGAAGCGGCCACCTGGTTCGCACCCACGTCGACAACGTTCCAAATTCCAGGGACCGGGTGGACGGAGCTTTACCTTCCGTTCAGGCCGATCATTTCTGTTTCCGCGGTACGGATCGCCGGCGTAACGGTCACCGACTATTCGCGCATCAAGTTCATCCTGTACCGACTTCAGGGCTGGGGTATTCCTGGCCGTTATCCGCCTGATCTTGTTGAGGTGGACCTGATTCACGGGTACGCCGCCGCGCCCAACGATGTGCGCGGGGCGGTGCTGGAGACCGCGGCGACCGCCTACCAGGCTCCGGATAACACCACCGCCTCTGAGTCGATCGACGACTACACGATCAAGTTCACCAACATTGGTGGAATGATGCTGAGTCCCAGCGCGATGGACTTGGCCGCTCGATACAGGGGAACCTGGGCCGTATGAATTTACTTCTTCGCGAAAGGATTTTCCATGCCCTTCAATGATCTTGCGAAAAATGCGGCATTGGATGGCTTGGATGAGTCCATCGCCGCCGGCATCAAGTTCGTCGGGATCAACACGCTGGTGACCGCCCCGCCCACCGACACCACCCCCGGTACCGGCGCGACCGCCGCGTCCACGGAGGCAACCGGCGGTTCGCCGGCCTACGCCCGGGTGGCGGTCACGTTCGGTGCGGCGGCCTCCGGCCAGAAGACCAACAGCGGTTTGCTGACCTTCGACGTTCCGGCCGGCACCTACGGTTTCCTGACCTTCTGGAACGCGAGCACCGGCAACACCGGTACCGAGTACCGCGGATACGCACCGCTGAACGGTTCCATCAAAGGCTTCGGCTCGGTGGACGGTACGGACCTGACCAACAACACGATCACGTCGGTGGCGCACGGCCTGTCCAACGGCGACCGGGTGATCTTCTATAACGTCTTCGCGGAAGCTACCCCCACCACCATCGTTGAGGGGGCTGCCTACTTCGTGGTGGGCGCGGCCACGGACACGTTCCAGATCGCCAACACGTCCGGTGGCGCGGCAATCGACCTCATCACCACCGGCGGCGAGGTCTACTTCCAGAAGGTCATCCCCGAGGTTTTCGGTGCACAGGGTCAGATCACCGTAGCTATCGCCGCGCTCGTTCTTGACGCGACCACTTTGTGATAGGCGGCTGATATGGATATCTACCTCTGCGAACCAGTCAGTCCTTTTCCCTCGGCGACAGGCGCCGCCTTCAATAGCTTCACCACGAAGAAGGATGTTTCCCCTCAGCCTCTCCCGGTGATTCCGCCAGGGAAACTGCGCCTGGGTAGCAAGATCATGGTTCGGGCTAACGGCGAATTCACCGATACCGCCACCGTGAACCTCACGCTAGGGTTGTGGTTCGGCACCAGAGCCGCGGCCATCACCGCTGACCTCGCGCTGTCGTCGGTGATCTCCCTGTCCGCGTCAGCGGTGGCCTGGCCATGGTTGATGGAATGGGATGGCATCGTCACGGCCATCGGTACGGCGGGAACGATCGTGGGTCAAGGAATGATCCAGCTCGGTTCGGCCCTGACCACTTTCAGCGCGCCGGTTCCTTTCCCGATCACCCAAGCCTTGCGTACGGTCGCGTCGTTCGACACCACCATCGAGCGCGCCATCGGGGTCAGCGCGACCTGGGGCACCTCGGCCGCAGGTAACTCCATCACCACCTACGATCTTCGTACGCTCATCCTGAACTGAGGGACGCTCATGACCGCTGGCTACACGTTCAGCAAGACGGACATCGACAACAAGATTGGTCGGCTGGTTCAAGCATTGCGGGATAGCTTCAAGGATGTGGTTATCTTCAAGGCGATGCTGGACGACACCACCGTTCTTCCCGATGCCGTCCTTCAAGGTCCGCCGCTCAACTACACCCCCACGGAAACGGCGCTGATTCGAGCCGCGTTCACCGACCTGAAGAAGCTGTCGGACATCTCGAACAACGCCGCCACCCAGTCCGTCACCAACGATTTCTGGTTCAGCGCCAAACACCTCACCGGTATTGGCTGATCCCGCCCTCCTCGCGCTTGGAGGGTTGAGCCGTGGCGCTGGCGATTGATGCTTCAACCACCGTAGTTTTCACAGGTGCGCCGACCGCAACATCCGCCAGCTTCACGCCGCCGCAGGGTTCCATCCTGCTCATCGGTGCGGCGATGGACTCTTCCGGAACGGCCAATCCGGCGCCACCCAGCATCACCGACAACCTGGGTTCGCACCTGACTTACAGTCGGCTTGACTGGCGCTCGCACAACGATGCGGCGATCATCGGCCAGACGGTGTTCTGGGTGGCTGTCGTCAACACCTCCGCGGCGATGACCGTGAGCGTGACCAACGGCGTTCCCGGGTTCTCTACTGCCGCCAAGGTGTACGTCATCACCGGCGCCGACACCTCCAACCCTGTTGGTGTGCACGGTAAAGGCGGGGCCACCGGCGGAACCTCGTCCATTGCCCAGAGCTACATTGCTCAAGCCACCAGTGGGTGGGGCTTCATCGTCGTCAACGATGACGATGCGCTCGGGGTGATGACCGCCGGAACCGGCTGCACGATGGACAACTCCGCGGCCGGCGGTGGTGGCGACTACGGCTTCGCGAGGCGTACCACCGCCGATGATTCCAACGGCAGCAGCAACACCCTCAACGTCACCGTGGGTGGCGCCAGTTTCGACCTGGCGTGGTGCTACGCCGAGATCCGACCGGCCGGGGCGCCGGCTATCGGGTTCCAGGTTCCGCAGGTTCAGCTTCCCCCGTACCTGATCCTTCAACTCGCCGCCCGCAACCAGGCGATGTGGCAGAGCAGTCCCCCGTCCGTTCAGGTCACCGTTGACGCCCCGAGCGAAGCGCTCGGTCTCGCCTCGACCGCGGCGGCCACCCAGATCGCTGTTCGTACCGGCCTGGATGCGATCGGGCTGGCAGCTTCCACTACAGCCCGTAGGGTCGCGGTGGTTACCGCCAACGCCGCTCTAGGCCTAGGGGGCGTCGAAGCCTCCCGCAAGGTTGCCCCCGGCGTCGGTACGGCGCCTGCTGGCCTGGGCGCCACGGCGGCCTCCCGTAAGGTCGCCCCTGGTGTCGGGCTCGCGCCTGCCGGTCTCGCGGCGCCGGCCACCACCCGCAAGACGGCCGTTACGCTCGACCGTTCGACGATCGGACTCGCGGCGCCGGCCACCACCCGCAAGGTCGCGGTGACGCTCGACCGTTCCGCCCTAGGCCTAGGAAGCACCGAGGTCAGCCGCAAGGTCGCGGTGGCCGCCGGCACATCGCCTCAGGGACTCGTAGGCCGCACCGGGGCCGTACGGGTGGCGAAGTCCACCGGCGCGAGCGTGCTGGGACTGGAAGGCTTCCAGACGGGCAGCGTTCCGCGCGCTGACGCCGGTACCGCGTTCGCCGGCCTGGCCGCCTCGGTCACGGCGCGGCGGGTGGCGAGCACGAGCGCCCGAGCACCCCTAGGCCTAGCCTGCGTGCTGTCTTCGCGAAAGGTGGCCGCCGGCACGGGCGCGGGTCGCCTGGGGATCGTGGGCCGCTACAGCTCAGCGGATGTGCGCGCGGTCATCGCCCGGCTCGTGGTCGGGTTCCGCGCCGGTCATCACCAGAAATGGTGGTATCGGTCCTTCATCGGCGAGACGGTCAGGCCGAGTACGGGAACGACAATGCGACCCAGTACTGGCACGACCGCGCCACCCAGCTCGGGAACCACGGTGCGGCCCAACACGGGAGTCACCCAGCCACCAAGCTAGGAGGTTGCGGTGTCAGCGGATTCTGTCCTCGCGAAGGCTCGCCTATTCGCGATCACCCTCATGGTGGACACGTGCACGATCGTGCGGCGCACCAGCGTGGGTACCGATCCCGAAACCGGCCACATCATCTACAGCGACAACCAGTTGTATTCGGGGATCTGTCGTGTGCAGCGGCGGACGTTCTTCAATCGCCCTCATGATGCCGCCCAGGATTTCGTGTTGATGCTCGCGGTGGAGGTGTGGACACCGATGACGGTGGAGGGTGTGACTGCCGAGGATCGGATCACCATCACTTCTTCGCGATGGGATAACGACCTGGTGAACCGGTTCTTTTCCGTCAAGGGCATGTCGCATAAGAGTCATGGTGATTCGCGAAGGTTTGAGTGCATCGAGGTGAACTCCTGATGCCCACACTGAGAGCGGAATCGTTAGGTCTGAAAGATCTGATCGCTGATCTTCGCAAGGCTCCCGATGAGTCGATGAAGCAGGCAAGAACCATCGTCGAGGACAGCATCGGCAATATCCAGCAGGATTGGAAGGCTCGCTGGGCTGGCCTGGGCCCGCACCTTCCCGGACTCGCACGGTCCATCAGTAAGGAAGTCAGCGGCAACGGTCCGATCGTCGAAGGCGAAACCGGTCCTGATGAGTCTGGTCAGGGTCCACTCGGCGGCATCATCGAATTCGGTTCCCGCACCAGCGGCCCGCATCCGGGTGGTTGGCCGGCGCTGGATGCCGAGGAACCGCACTTTGTGCGCAGCGCCGAGAACATCAAGCTGACCGCGCTGGAGTAGGGGAGGTTTCGTGAGCGATGGACATGACCAGGCGCTCGTAGCGGCGATCTTCCAGCTTCTTGCCCTGGACCCCATCTTGTCGACCAAGGCGTTCGATGGGTTCGTCCCGACCGGAACCACCGTGCCGTACGTGGTGGTCTACACGACGATGGATCGTCCCAGTCTGGATCCGGAGAACGGTCTGGATGCGCGCTCGCGAATCATTACCGGTCGCTGGTATTGCCACTGCGTTGGTGGTTCCGCCGCCGCGGCCAGGGCAATGGTGCAGCGGGTGCGCAACCAGCTTATCGATGTTCGACCAGCCGTCGATGGAATGAACACGGGAATGATTAGGGAGATCTCCGGTCCGCCGGCCCCGTTCCGTGACGAAGCAACGGGAGTTCTGCTGATTGATGCGGTGGTTATCTTCGAGTTGCGTGCCTCAATCTGACGCTTAAGCGTCAAGGGCAATTGCCCACCACCCCTTCGCGAAAGGATCGCCTCCATGGCGCTGTACACCGTTCAGTCGGTGGGCAACCTGGCACTGGTGACACCCACCAGCAACTCGGCTGCCGCTTCCGACACCATCAGCGGTAACGACATCATCCCCACCGGTGGTTGCCTTCTGCGCATCACCACTTCGGGCACGGTGGTCAACGTGTCGGTTCTGGATCCCAACAGCACCTCCCAGGGGAACCCCGGAACCGTCACTCCTCTGGCGATGCCTGGCACGGGGAGTCGGTACCTGCTCGTGCCGCCCGCGGCCGTCAACCCGGCCACCAACCTCGCGACAGTGACGTATTCAACGACCACTGGTTGCACCGTCGAAGTTGTGAAGTTCTGAGGGAGTGACTAAATGACCGACTTCTCCAGCGATGGTATGACGCGAGTGGCCTTCGTTCCCACTATCGCGAACATTGCCCTGCCCACTGTTTCGGAACTCAACGCCGGAACGATTCTCACCAGCGCGATCACCGGTGATGGTCTCATCGGTTTCGAGGCCAATACCGCAGACGTGGACACCACCGGCCTGAACTCGACCTTCGACACCACCACCATCGGTCGGGACAGTTTCCAGGGAACGATGCTGCGGCTCAAGAAGCAGCTCACCGGCGACACTGTCTACAACACGCTTCAGCCTCGTGGTCTGGTCTGCTACATCGTCATCCGGCGCGACATTGTGGAGACGACCGCGTGGGCGTCTTCTCAGGCGGTTGAGGTGTATCCGGTGACTCTCGGTCCTCGTCGCCGGCTCGCGCCGATCGCCAACAACGTCACCAAGTACGAAGTCAACACGAAGATCAACTCGGCCCCCAACCTGCTGGCCGCGGTGGCGTAATGGTAGATATCGCCGGCTTGATCCGGGAGGCGAAACTACCCGAGCGCGTAGTGCACATCTGTCTGCGTCTCGATCTCGTGCACAGGTACGAGGAGCTTTCCGCTCAGCTTTCCACGATCAAGGAAAAGTACAAGGATTCGTTGGGTGTGGAGGAAGACGCCGTACCTGTCCAGAACGAGATGACGGCACTGGAGGAGGAGATGCGCGCGGCGACTGTGAGCTTCACGCTGCGCGCGCTCTCCCGCCCCCGATTCCGAGCACTCCTGGCTGAGCATCCTCCCCGCAAAGACGATGATGGTCAGGTGCTCGCCGCGGACTGGATGGGGGTCAACACCGCCACCTTCTACGGTGTGTTGATTCGTCGCGCCACCATTGAACCGGTGCTCGATGAGGAAACCTGGACACTGCTTCTGGAAGAGAAGCTCACCGACCGCCAGTATGACGGGCTCGCCGAGGCGGCCTGGGATCTGTGCCGAGACAAGGTGGACCTCCCTTTCTCGTTAACCGGCTGACAGCGGAGCCGGACACGCTCGAACAGATCGAGGAAGCGGAACGCATCGGCATCAGCCTGAAAAGGTTCCAGGGCTGGGAGCCGCGAACGTTCTACACGTACGAGGATGGGGTTCTCGTATCGTCCATCCCCGAAAGCGAATGGGATGACCAGGAACGTGGGTGGATGATAGCCCTGGTTGAATACCGTAAAGGGCTATGTCAACAATGCGGTGGCCTCCTCAAGGAAACACTCGACCCGAAAAATGAAGAAGGATACGAGCATCTTCCCCCGGCTCGATGCGAGCGCTGCGTGGGGCTCGAAAAGTCTCGTCGCGAATATGAAGAAGACCCTTACCCATTCACGCTGATGCATCGCGTGAAGTTGAAGCATCAGCATAATGGGGTGAGTCATGGCGGAACGTAGCGTTACCGTCAAGCTCAAGCTTGATGTCGGCGATGTCGTTCGAGGATCCGAAGAAGGTGTCGCGGCACTCGATAGGCTGGACCAGAAGGTCCGAGAGATCAACAGAACCCGCGCCAAGGTGGGCATCGACATTGATGGCCTCACGAAAGCACGCGTGGAGCTGGATCTACTGGAGAAGAAGATCAAGAGCATCAGCGGTCTGAAGATCGCCGTTCCGATCAGTCTTCCCGGCGGTAGCGGTGGCGGAAACAACAACAAGAAAAATGACGACGCTATCCCCGGATCGGGCGGTCTCGGCTCGCTCCTGAATGTCAGTCCCAGTCTCGCGATCGGCATCGCCGCCGCGATCACGGGCGCCTCACCCATGATCGGTGCCGCGATCAACGCAGCACTGATGACCGGAGCCGGACTGGGTGGCCTCGCGCTCGGTGTTGTGGGCCAGCTTCAAAGCCCGATCGTTCAGCATGCTGCCACCGACTTCGGCGTGCAGATGAAAAGTTCTCTGGTGGGCGCCACTCGCGACTTCCAGGTGCCGATCGCCCAGAGCTTGCAGATTCTGGGAAACTCTTTCCAGGGAATCATCAACAGCATCGACTTCAGCGGACTGTCGAGGCAGCTTGTTCCCTTGGCCGCCGGCATCGCAGGCGCCTTCGAGAACATGAACCTCGGTCAGCTTTTCAAGGATGCTGAGCCCTTCATTCACGAATTCTCCGCACTGCTTCCCAGTGTGGGGTCTGCCCTGGGCGGCTTCTTCCACGAGATCGAGCACAGTCGCGGCACGATGGAAGGCCTGCGGGCCATCATGTTGGCCCTGGTGGGCACGATCAACATTCTGGGTCATGTTCTGGGCGCACTGGGCAACGTCTTCGACTTCATTGTCGAGGGCGGCGAGCGCGTGGGAAACATGTTCACCTGGATCTTCAATTTCATTGCTCGGATCGCTCACGACATTCAGGCGTTCACCGGCAAGCTAGGTGGTTACGCTCGGGTCATTGGCGACATATTCGATTTCCTCGCGAAAGGTTCGCAGAAGGTTGCGTCCTTCTTCGGCTTCCTTCGCCAAGGAGGGGACGAGAGCGAGCATCTCGACAAGAAGGTCAGCGACCTGACCGAGTCCCTCAACGCGATGGGCGACACTATCCCCGGCGTCACCAGCTCGACCAAGGACCTGCTTGACGCGTTGGCGGCCGGCGATACCGCGACGAAGCCGCTTGTGGAAGCGTTCAGCGCGCTTCAGACCCAGGCGTCCTCGCTCCCCATGGTGCTGACCACGATCGCCAGCATCATGGGTACGGATGTCACTCAGTCCGCCGTCACGGCGGCCGGCTCCCTCGACACCATCACCGCGGATCTTGAAGGGAAGGTCTTCAACGCGATGATGGGGGCGAAGCAGGCCACCATCGGGTTCCAGATGTCGCTGCTCACCCTCAAGGATGCGGTGGACCAGAACGGTACTTCGCTGAACAGTCACACGAAGGCGGGGTTGCAGAACCAGCTCGCGATCCTGTCCGCGGTTCAGGCTAACCAGCAGCTCTACCAGGCCACGGTCGCTTCCGGTGGCGCGGTGGACCAGGCCACCAACGTATTCAACGATAACGCGAAGTCGATCACCGACGCGGCCATCGCGGCCGGCTTCAACTCCGATGAGGTTCATCGACTCACCGATCAGTTGAATCAGGTTCCTGGCAAAACGCGGGCTGAAATTGAAATGTCTGGCCTCCAATCCGCCATTCAGCAACTCGCCGACGCGATCACCAAACTCGCAGAGATCAACGGGTACCGCGCTGACGCTCACCTGGTGTTGCACTACGACACGATCGGGAACCCGTTCAAGACCCCCGGTCTTCCGTGGAGCGACACGCACGGTCAGGCGATGGGTGGGGTGGTGCATGCCGCGAGCGGGATGCTCGCGCCGCGCAACCCCGGCACACTGGTTCTGGCCGGCGAGCCCCAAACGGGCGGCGAGCTGTTTATGCCGCTGCGAGGAATCTCTCGCGAAAGGGCAATGGGCTTGGCGGCGATTGCTGGAAACGCGTACGGGTTCAGCGTCGCGCCTCAAGGTCAGTTCGTGAAGGAAGGGGGCGGCGGGAACATGAGCATCGCCCTTAACGTCGCCGTCACGGGCGGCGGCTCGACCCCGTGGGAGCGGGCGATGACCGCCGCGGTCAACGAAGGCTTCCGCACCGGGAAGATCAAGGTCTTCGCGAATATGGTGCGACCCTGATGGCGGCGCCGATCGTCATCAAGGCCGAGGTGAGCTGGGGCGCTAACCTGTCCGCCCTACCTGGTACCTGGACGTGGCTGGACATCACCACGGATCTTCGAGCGGCGGCCGGCGTGTCCATCCATGTCGGCCGCGCCGATGAGGACCAGGAAACCGGGACCACCGAGGTGACCTTCGCGGTCAATGATCCTCTTGGTAAATACATTCCGCGCAACGCTTACGGAATCAACTGGCCCAACGTTCGGCAGAACACTCCCTTCCGATTTACCTTCGCGAGCGGTATTCGAGTTATCGTTTTCGCGAGTAGTTACTCGCCCAGTTGGGACGAGTCGTTCACCTTCCCCATCGTGACCATCACGGCGTCAGGCATCATGCGGCGCCATGACAAGTTCGGGGCGTTCGCCCGCTCGGCGATGCGCAACTCCCTGTCGGTCAGCAGTGCCATCAGCTACGTGCCAATGGAAGACGCCGCTGGCTCAACGATCGCAGCGGAGGGAATCGCCATCTCCGCGCTGGGTCACCCCGGCACCGTGTATGGGGTGGTGGATTTCGCCGGCTTCACTCAGGTCCCCCCGGGAACGAAGGCGTTGCCCGATTTCACCGGCGGCGGTCAGATCTCTTCGACGATCGACTTCGCTGGACTTGTCTTCCTGAACAATAGCTGGACGATGGAGTGTGTGTTCGCTGGTCCCAATTCTGTTCCGGCTGCCGACATCGCGGTTATGCGGTGGACCACCCGAGGAACCCTGTTCAATCAACAGATGACCCTGGTCGCCAACTTCAGTCCCCCGGGGATATCGATCGTGGGTGGCGGTCCCGGTTTGTCTTTCGCGGTGCCGAATTTGTTTGACGGCACCGTGCGCCACGTTCGAGTTACCGCCGATCAGCCTTTTGGTGTGGGCACGACCACGTGGAAGCTGTATCTCGACGACCTGCTCGTGGACACCGATACGTCCACCTCGACATCACCGGGCGATGTGGTCATCTCGTGGGTGGTCAACAACGGCAGCTTGGATGGGTACGCCGGAAACATCAACACCGTTGGTCAGGTTGCCGCGTTCACCAGCGCGCTGGTTCCTGGTGGGTTCGGGGTCAACGATCACGGGCGCGCGCTGGCGGGCTACCCCGCCGAACCGGCACTGGGTCGCATCGCCCGCGTGTGCCTTGAGCAAGGTATCGCCGTCACCATCACCGGCACCTCCAGTGTGGTCATGGGCCCGCAAACGGTGGCCAAAACCCTGGAGATCATCCGGGCCTGCGAAGACACCGATAGCGGCATTCTCACCGATGGTGGCACCAACGCCGGGCTGACTTACCTGGCTTCCGGCGGCCGATACAATACCACCGCCGCGTTGAGTGTGAGCACCACGCAGATGGGCCGACCGTTCAGCCCGATTGAGGATGACCAACGCAGAACCAATGATGTGGTGGCTTCTCGTACCGGGGGCGGCTCCAGCGAGAAGATGGATTCTTCCGGCTCCGAGGGCACCGCCGCGGTGGGGACGTACGAAGACTCGAAGACGATCGATGTCGCCTCCGATGATCTGCTACCTAGTCAAGCGATGTGGCGGGTACATCTCGGGACCGTCGAGCAAATGCGCTACCCGAACGTGGTGCTGAATCTCAGGGCGAACCCGTCTCTGGTAACCGCCTGGCAGGCGGTGGTGCCAGGTTCGCGAATCACCATCCGCGACTTACCCGTACAGCACATGCCCGGAGATCTCGACCTGGTTGTTGAGGGTTGGCAGGAATTCTCCGAAGGGGAGATCTGGACAGTCACCATCAACTGTGGCTCCTATGAACCGTGGAGGGTCAACAAGGTGGCCGATACCCAGCTCGGTCGACTCAACACCAGTGGGTCAACATTGACCGCTGGCGTGGCAGTCAACGGAACCTCGATGTCGGTAGCCACGTCCGCCGGACCGTTGTGGACCACCACCGCCCTGTTCCCGGCGGACTTTCCTTTCACCCTGGAAATCGCCGGCATTCCCATCACCGTTACCGCCATCGCGGGAACATCCAGTCCGCAAACGTTCACCGTTACCGGATCAACTGTCAAGAAGGCGCTCCCCATCAACTCAGCCGTCAAACTATACCGAGGTGGGGTTCCTGGATTATGACCCGCCCATCGTTCCTCGCGGGACATAATGTCACCGCACAAGATTATCTTGATGCCTTCCCGCTGGTGGGTGCGTCCACCGTCGACCAGGTGGTCACCAACTCGATCACACTGGTTGACGCGGTTGGCTTGTCGGTGCCGCTGGCCGCTGCCACCTATTACCATTTCCGAGCGGTGCTGTGGTATGCGGTCAATGCTGCCAACGACCTCAAGGTGGGAAGGGATGGCACCGCCACCTACACCTCGATCATATGGACGATGCAGTCCATTCCGAATGGTGGCACCAATGGGCAATGGTTCTCCTTGGCGAATACTAGCACTGCGTCCACATGGATCGCAGAAGGACAGGGTGTTGCTCAGCCCGCCCTGGCCATCGTCGAGGGCGACTGCCTTGTCAACGCTGGAGGGACACTAACGATTCAATTCGCTGAGAACGTTGCTGGCGCCGCATCTACCTGCACACTGTTGGCCATGTCCAACTTGCAAGCCCTGAAGATGTAACGCCCCGCGCCCGAGACCCCGGTGTGGGTAATTCCCTCGCGAGGGTTTCTTTGCGAGAGAAGGAGTTGGAGATTTTGAGTGAAAGCCTCCGCGGTCATGCCGGTGGTCCGAGACCTCATCTCAATGGGACTCGGCACCTTCATAGCAATCAACGAGGAGTTATCCGGCCGGGTGCACCCGGAACTTCTCGCGTTGGCAGCGGCACTACTCGGCGTCCCGTCGATAGCGGCCCTGTTCCAACTGTCTCGTGGCAAGCCCATACCCCCGCCGGCCGGAGATACTCCCGCGCCATCGTCCCCATCAGCGCCATCTTCTTCGGTGTAGCGCTCGTTCTGCTGTGGTTGGCGGTGATGGATCAATGGCTGCGGTAGTCGAAGCCAGTAAGCGTTCGCGCTCGGTGCTGTACGCGGCGATGCTGTTGGCTCTTCTGGTGCTCATCGTCATGTTCATCAACGTTCTGTACACCAACCGGGTGGGTCAGGACAGTGTGCGTCGAGCCAACGAGAACGCTCGCCGGCTCCAGCAGACCCAGTGCGCGGTCATCGTCACCATCGACAACGGGTACCGCAAGGCGCCCCCGCAATCCGAAACGGGCAAGGAACTCGCGAAGAACATACGTGAGCTTCGCCAGAGTCTCGGCTGCAATTAACTCTTCGCGAGGAAGGAGATTCTTCTCGTGAGTCCCACGCGAATCCCGAACATCCCGTACGCCGCCGCGCCTCGTGCCGAGTCTGTTACCAGCGTGCTGGCGTGGCCGCCCCGCCTCGTGGTCATCCACGACACGGGCAACACCGCCACGGCTAAGGCGGAAGCAAACTTCGCCGCCACCCGTACCGACCCGCAATCCCTCTGGACGAGCTGTCACGCGTACGTGGACACGAGCGGGCCGCTCGGTTCGTTGTCGCTGAACCGGCAGGCCTGGGCCGCGTTCTCCTACGCCAATCAGCATGGCCTTCACATCGAGATGTGCGGCATGAACACCGGTGCCCCGGGTGCCGTACCGGCGGCGACGATCGCGCACACCGCCGCGCTGACCGCCGTTCTGTGCGATCTGGCGGGGATCCCGAAGGTGCACCGCTCGCCCGCCCAGGTCGCCGCCGGAGCGTCAGGCATCTGCGGGCACTACGACATCACCCGGGGCCTGGGCGTGGGCGACCACGACGATCCTGGGCCGAATTTCGATTGGGGCCGTTTCGTTGCCCTGGTTCAAGCAGGAGGGGACAACATGATCGACTACACGCAAGGCGCGCCCGCTGGTGCCCTGACCGGCAACCCTAGTCGCAACGTCGGGCAGCTTCTTGCCGACGTCTGGAGCCAGACTTTCGACGCGCGAGGAAAGATTGTCGGGGATCTGAAGCCCGAACTGGACGAGATCAAGGCGCTTCTGGCGACGCTCGCCGGCAAGGACGCGGTGGTCCTCACTAACGCACAGGTGGCCTCCATCGCCACCACGATCGCGGACGCTCTGGTCGCCTCGGGTGCCAATGGTCTGTCGGCCACCGATCACGCGGGGGTGGTCGCGGACGTCAAGGCGGCACTGAACACGCTGCACGCCGGCTGACCATGAAATTGCGGCGCGCCGGGGGAGAACTGGTGCCGCTTCGGGAACACCTCCTGGCGTTGATGGCCGAGAAGGATATCAGGGATCAGCAACGCTTCGACGCTCAAGGTCAAGAGTTGACCGCCGCGCTTCTGGCAGCCGACCGCGCGGTCCAGACGGCGATGATCGCGGCAGAGAAAGCGGTGGCCAAGGCCGAGACCGCGAACGAGAAGCGTTTCGAATCAGTCAACGAGTTCCGTAAGACCCTATCTGATCAAACTGCTTCTTTTCCTTCGCGAGTGGAACTGTCCGCTCTCGCCGATCGGGTCACCGATCTGGGCACCAGGATGGATAAGGCGGAGGGGCACACGTCGGGTTTGAGTGATGGCACCAAGCTGCTCATTCAGGTGGTCAGTGTGGTTCTCGCCGCGATTGGCCTGTATCTGGCGCTCAGGCGGAACGGTTAGTACCTCTTCGCGAAGGAAGTTATCGTTGCGGGGCAAGTGTCGGAGTATGCAGAACGGGTTGGCTGTGGCGTACTTGGGTTAGTATTGATCCCATGAGTGACTCAAGCCCAGCTCCCACGCCGTTCTCGCCGCATCCGGTTCCCACCTTCATCCACCGTTCGCCCACCGGAAGCCCCTCGCCCTCGCCGTTCAGCCCACACCCGGTTCCCACCTTCACCCACCCGGGCGCCAGCCCTTCGCCCTCGCCGGTCACCCCGCACAGCCCAGGGCCATGGACCTCGACATCCTCCAGTCCCGTCTACCACGGCACCAGCACTCCGGCCAGTACCGCACCGGTCGGCGCGCTCGTGGCCGTCACCGCCCTGGCCGCGGTGGGGGTGGCGTTGGTGCGCGGCTACATGAAGTCCTGATACACTGCGACCATCGCAGGTCGGCAAACGGTCAGGTGCGTAGAGGTCGGATACTTCTTCTTGCAGAAAATAGTCCCGCTCTCGAATTTGATCTCTGACCGCTGACACGAAAATCCCCCGCTCCGAATGGCTCAGGCCGCGGAGCGGGGGATTTTTTTCGTTGGCTAGTCGGGCCGGGACGGGCGGGTTGGGGGAGGAAAGTCGGGAAGGTCAGGGTTGGCCCGGTGGGGTTCGTCGGGGAGGTTCGGGTCGGTTCGGTACGGGCCGGATTGTCGGGTAAGGGGTGGCCTGGTTCGTCAGGTGAGGCGTGGCTGGGAAGCTGGGACGGAGGGACATGTCGGATCCGGGGGGGCACGGAGAGGCTCGTCGGTGAGGGTCGGCCCGGCGAGTCGAATGGGTGCGGCTCGGGGTGGTGCGTCGAGGTGGGGCGACCGGGCGAGAAGCGGGATGGGTGGTCGGGGCGGGCATGGGCGGGAGCGTCGCGGCGGGTTGGGTCGAATGGTCGAGTGGTTGGTGCGGCATGGCGAGTCAGCGCGATCAGGATTGGGTCGTCAGCTTAGGCGCGGCTCGAATGGGGTTTGTCAGATAGAGGTCGGGGCGGGGCTGGCGGGTCGGGACGGGGCTGTCGGATCGGGACGGGGGGGGATGGACCAGGGTAGTCGGGAGGGGTTGGATCGGGCCCGGGATGAAGCGTCGAGTGAGGTGCGGGACGGCTAGTCGGCACAGGGTGGGAGGGGATCGTCGGTTGAGGTTCGGCTCGACGAGTCAAGGTAGGGCGGGGTAGATCTAGGCTGGGATCGTCGGGGCGGAACGGATCGGGAAGGGTGGGGACGGATAGTCGAGGCGGGAACGCATTCGGACGGGGGTGGACAGTCGAGAAGTCGCCGCTCGATCGCACTCTAGAACATGAACGGAATATCCAGCAAGACGCCACTCCTTTCCCTAGGTTTGATACGGCGCGGTGCGATTCCAGCGCATCAGATCCAAGCCTGTGATCTTCACCGATGCGAATCCATACACCACGCCGTTGTGACACAACCTCTCGGGACGGACATGCCGCCAAGGCGCCGGGGTCGTGCGGTACCCAGGGCTCGAACCTGGTCGCGAGGGGCCTTTGGGGAAGTTGCTCGCGAAGACACCATCTTGTCAGTACCGCTTGGGGTGGGGGCTTTCGCACCTGGGGTGCCCCACCATGACCTCATGCCACGCCCCCCTGCACAAAGGGCGGGTGCTACCAGATCCTTTAGCGCCGATCGGCCGCGGTACCAGGCGGTCGCGCCAAGCACGATGCTTCGGATCTGGGTTCCTTTGGATGGTTCATCAATTTCTATCCTATCTGGGAAGTCGGTCGGGGTCGACCTGGCGCGAGCTGGGGAGTCGGGATGGGCCGATCAGGTCAGGCATGGGCGGGGATGTCGGAGCGGGCCAGGAAGGATCGGAAGGGGGTGTCGGACAGGACGGGGAAGGCGAGTCGGATCGGATCTGGGTTGGCACGTCGGAAGGGGAGGGCTGTCGGGGCGAGTAGGCGTGGCAGGGGCGGGCGAGGCCTGTCGAGTTGTCTCGGAAGGGGCCGGGATGGGCCGTCAGGATGACGTGGGTCGGACCGAAAGCGGGGTAGTCGGGATGGGGAAGGACCGCGCTGGAGCGGGTAGTCGGGGGCGGTGGGAAGGATCGGGTCGGGGCGGCTTCCGGACTGTCGCGCGGGGGGTGACGTGGGTCGAACCGGCGAGTCGGGGTGGCGGGAACGCGGGTGGGCTTGGGTGGTCGGAACGGGATGGTCGGGCTCGGCCGGGATAGGGTCGTCGATCAGGGCGGTCGCGGGCCGGGTCGGGCCGGAGAGTCGGCTGTCAACGCTAGCACTCTTCGCGAAGAGGATCTTCATCCGCCGGCCGCCTCCTCCGTCCATGAAAGAGGCGGCCGGGAGAATCGGGGATTCTCCGCCCGGAGGATTTTAATCCTCCTCCGAGTTGACGCTTAAGCGTCAAGCAATGTGCTTCCTGCGCCGATTACTGCGCTGGCCTTCGTGCTGAGTGGCGAGGCGCGTTGCCTTATCGAGATAGGCAACTCCCTTGTTGTGGCGATTGCTTCCCTTATCATGAGCTTTGAGTTTGAAGCGCTTGATGCGTTTCAAGATTCTTCACTCCCCTCAAGCGCGATGCTTCCTGAGCGATTGCCACCGGGTGCGACAAGCGAGGCAGTAGAACCGGTTCGCGATATCGCTAGTGATAGTGATGTTGAACGGGTGGGGATGATCGCACGACACCCCCGGAAACCATTGCAGCGATCGAGGGATCACGACTGGCGCTCGGTGGGCTTGATCGGATTCCATTCGATGATCTTATACCGACCATACCCCTGCGACCGCGAGGCGCCAATACCCTGCTGCTCGCCAGTCAGCCACAACAGACCCCATTGCTCCGGGGTCCACTGCGCGTCGGTGACCACCGTGAAGCGCAGCTCGACATCATCCACGTACTCCTCGTACTGAATGCCGGAACCGCGGAACGTGTGCACGAACCGCTGCGCCACCCCATCTGGCTCAGAGACACCCAGCAGCAGTTTGTCTTCCTGGACGAACACGTGCTCAGCCAGCCAGTTGCGGGTGGCCTTGCCGGAGGTGCGCTCGGAACCCTCCTTCTTGAGCAGATTGACCTCGCCGTTCGGCTTGATCGACCAGCGACCATTCGGCCAACGCACATTGCCGGCTTCCTTGATCGCCGCCTTCATCTGGCGACCCTCGATGTAGAGCTGGTGCTCACCATCCAGGCACACCTCACCCTTGTCGGGGCAATCGGCACAGCGGGTGCGCTTGAACCCGTTCAGGTGCTTGTTGCGCTGCAATTCCTCGACCGCTTGATCGGCGGAGATACCGCGCTCCAGCATGATCTCAGCGACACCCTGACGGATCATGTCGTCGCTGCTGCCGATCTTCGTCTTCAGCCAGGATTCGGCCACATTCGGATCGGTGGGGGTGCCGCCGGCAATGCGACCCACCTTCGCCACCACGGCGAATTGATGCGGATACGCTTTCGGGATGTATTTCGCGAATACGGATGTTGACTCGGACACTTTACTTCCTTTGTTCTAGTTGGGGTATTCCCTTGGGTCAGGGAAGTCGGGCGGGATTGAGCGGGGCCGGAGTGGTGTGTCGGGGCGATGGGGGAGGGCCTGGGGCCGGCAGGTCGGGTGGGGACGAGGGGGGAGGGCCTGGGGCGGTGTGTCGGGACGGCACGGGAGGGCCGGGGACGGTTAGTCGGGGAAGATCGGGGCCGATCCAGGACCGGTCAGGCTCGAATCGTCGGGAGGGGTTGAGTCGCGTCGGGTTGGGTAGTCGGGCTGGCTCGGGACGGGAAGGGTAGTCGGGCTGGGTTGCGCGGGCGCGGCTTGAGGAGTCGGGAGGGGCTGGCCAGGGAAGTCAGGAAGGAGTGGGCACGGGCGCGGGTAGGTATGGCGAGGGTAGTCGGGTTGGGGGGAGGCGCGGGCTGACAGGTCGAATTGGGTCGGGTCAGCAGGGGACGGGGTGAGCAGTCGGAAGGACTGGGCCGGGCAGGCGAGTCGGCTCGGGTTTTGGGGTGGCACGGGTAGTCGGGTCAGGGTTGGCTTGGCAACGGCAAGATCTGGGTGGTCGGGCTGTGCTGGGTTGCGCGGGTGCGGTTTGGTGAGTCGGGGCGTGACGACAGGGGGAGAAGCGGACTGGAGCGTCGGGCTGGGCCGTTGAGAGTTGGGCTGGCGCGTCGGGGCGAACGGGGACGGCATGAACAGGAGGGGGTAGTCAGAAAGGGTGGATCCGGGGAGGGCGGGGTTGTCGGACCGGACGGGCGCGAAGCGGGGTGAGTAGTCGGGGCGGGTCGGGTTGGGTTGGGCGGAAGTGACCTGGCGCGGGAAGTCGGGGAGGGAGGGGTAGTCAGTCCCGGGAGGGTTCGGCCTGCCGAGAATTGGTACGCAGTGACGACCAGAGGGAATCCAGTTTCTCGCTGGAGTAGACATCGCCCACCGGACGGGTGCCGACCTTCCTCGCCAGAACCCTGAAGAATGCCGCGGTCATCAGGTTCTCTTCGGACCGAGTTTCGTATGTGCCGGCAACGAACCGAAGATCGTCGGCGACAAGACTCGCGAGTGGTTTACGGGAACCGTCCGATACCACGAAGGGCACATCCAGCCAGCCGAGAAGCTTCGCGGGATCACCGGTGGCGACGTCGGTACCGAACTGGGTGGCGCGGGCGGTGGAGCGCACCGCTGCCCGAATGGAACGATCGCGGTTGTTGATCATCTGCCAGATGAACTGGGCGGCCTGCTCATTCAGCCAGGCACTCAGCAACGCCGGCCGGTGGGCTCGAAGGTCGGCCACGATTTCGTCAGCTACCTGACGGGAAAAGTAACCACCCCCCTGGGCCGTCGCGGTGGCCTTGTCGATGACCGCGCGCATCTCTTTCACCGTGTCGGTGAGCTCACTCATGACTGCCGTCCTTTTTCGCGAGCGATTGTGGCGATCTCGCGAAGCTTGTCGATGACGTCCTGTTCGGTCCGGTCGGATTGGTCATTCCAGGTAACCGCATCCGTGTTGAGCTGCTCGTGCAACCTACTGTAGAAGAAGTAGCGAGCTTCGCCGTTGTCGAAGCCAGCGGGCATGGCGTTGAGGGCTCCGGATACACAGAGCCCTTCGCGAAGGGTTCCGAATTGGTTCTGGGTCCACCCGCAGTATTCGATGAGTTCCGCGGCCCCATCGAGCACGTCGGCGATCTTCGTCATAGTCATAGCTCCTCTGTATGTTTGACGTTCACGAGTCCAGCGCCCTTAGTTCGAGAACGTAGCGACGGTCTTCGATGAGGAGGATTAGTTCACCGTGGACAGGATCGACGAGCAGCATTTCCATCGACCCCCACTTCTTTATGCCCCTGTCGATCAGGCTGGCCACGAACTGAGTGTGCTGCCCTCGAACCTTGTCAGGAGGTGGGCTCATCCGTCTCCTCATTCAAGCGCACCTGAACGGAAACGTAGAGGTCGGCCGCCTCGTGCAGCTTCGCGATCACCTCGGGGGCAGTGCGCCCAATACGGTCATTCCAGTCGATCACACTGCCCCCGAGAAGCGTGCCCAGGTAATCAGAGGCCCTCCCCCAATTCTCCTCATCCGCTTCGTACAGCGCCTCGATGAGGCAAACCCGTCCCTCGCTGTCGGTGCACTGGTGCTGAGTCCAGCCCTTCTCGGCAAGGAGTTGGGCCGACCGCTCCAGCGCCTCATTGATGTCCATTGGCTGTCGCCTCCTGGTTGGCCTTGCGAGTCCTGGCGGCCTTCACTCCGGCGTGAACGTCGATGTGGTGCTCCGCCCGTACGTTCTCCAGCATCGCCGGAGGGAGCCCCCCGTTGGTCGGCAAGGTGAAGCGAGCTTCACGGGTGGTGGTGCGCACGACGACATGTCCGGGGTGCCGGCCGGCGTGACGCTTCGCTTGCGAGTTGGTGTACTCCTGGGTGGGGCCGATCTCATCGGCCATATTGCAGTCCAGGCACCGGACGGTGGTCACGAAGGTGGCGACTGTTTTCACATCACGAATTCGATCAGTGTTCTGCATTAGCTGTCCCTCCGCGGACGATAGGAGCGAACCCCGTTCGAGGTGTGGGTTTTGCGTGCCGCGTCGCGCTTGGCTTGCGCGATCAGAACGCTGGGCTGGCTGCGTACCAGCGGCCTGGCTTCGATCAGGTCTGCCTCCTCCAACACCACCTCGATCGGTACGCGAGTGCTCACGTCGGAATCGAACTTGTCGATCCACTTGGCGGCTTTCGCGGGAGTCTCGTAGGTGAATCGCTGACCGGTCTTCGGGTCGGAGAATCGGATGACGTCCTGGTCGACGTACGGCCGATCGAAGCCCGCTTCGCGCAGCGCCAACGAAATACCGCATCGCGAATTGGACTGCCTGATCGCCTCAGCCACCAGGTCTGCGCTGACCCTTACCTTAACCGTCATTTCCCATCCATCCTTACTTTGGTGCTGATCTGCCGGCCGAGTGACCGCCAGAAGCGTTCCCGAGTGGGAGGCTCGGAGGGGTTCGCGTTGCCTTTCACGTCCACCAGAATCTTGTTGGCCCGGTTCGCCTTGAGTTCGTTTTCGCGACGAAGTCTGCGAGCGGGATTGAACTGAACCATGGGTGTATGTTACTCCGTCTCGGACAAGTTGGCAAAGGAACTGATGTTGGTGACGAGGGCGCTATTGAAAGGATAAGTGGTCAGGGTGCGATAGCCGTCGTGGTTAAAAACCTCCACGCAGCCGTATTCGGTGAACAGGCGGGCGAATTCCTTGATTTCTGTTTCGAGAAGTCGCTCGGCCATGCGTCGCTGACGCCGCTCGGCATTCTCGAAGCCTTCAGGACTTTTCAATTTCGGCCTTCTTGAAATGACTCAGCGCATGCTCGCGCATGAAGTTGAATAGGCCATCGAGTTCATGGAACAGGGGAAGGTGGTTGTGGTAGCCGGCCTCGCCGTAGTAGGCGACGCCCTTGGTGGTGTTCTTGTGGTCGGCGTGCATGCAGACCAAGGTGATTCCCTCGTTTTCATTGACAGCGAGATGCATGTCCCCGAAGGTCATTCCGCTGCCTCGCTCCAGACGATGCGGGCTGCCTGGGCCGCCGCACGCAGGGCCGTCAGAACCTCTTCCTGTGTGCGGCCGGGGGTGTCGTTCCAGTCGATCAGGAAGCCGGCGGGCGAATCGGGGTCCCCACCCAACCACTTCGCGAGGAACTTGAACGCGGCGGAGCGCTGGGTCGCGAAGGGGGCACCGGTGATGATGCAGCACTTGTCCGTGTGCTCGGCGATGAAGGGACCATGCGTCCAGCCCAGCCGCTCAATGCGATCGGCGGTTGCCTCCAGCACCTCAGCAACGGTGAAGTCGGGTGCGGTGATCATGCTCCGGCCTCCTCCAGGGAAATTGAAATTTCCCGCCCGGAGGATGAAGAATCCTCCTCGTCGTTGCGAGCGAGCTTCGCCGCGGCGCGCATCACGTCGAGGACTTCCTGCTGGGTGCGGCCAGGAGTGTCGTTCCAGTCGATGATGGCCCGCACGATGTGATTGGGGGTTAGGTTGGTGTCGAACCCGAGCACCCTCGCAATGGCAAGCTGTTCCTCGCCCTTGCTTCCGGGCCGGCAGGTGATCGAGGTGGCTATGCAGAACTTCGACTCCATGGAAACGTATGGCGAACCGTCCCACCAACCCGACTTCTCGATGCGGTCGGCCGCCTCTTCCAGGTTTTCCGAAACAGTGATCATGATCCATCCGTCCTGATGGTTTTGCGTTCGGGGTGAATGTATTTGAGCGGCTTCCAGTACGCGGCGGATGTCAGCCATCGCCGGCAGGGGCGGCCGATCGGGGTTTCGCAGCGGGGGCAGACCCGCGACAGTGGACTGGTCGCGTAGATCGGCTTCAGGAACGACGTGGCCTGGCGTTCCTGGCGCGGTGTGGGAACGTAGCGAGGGGGCATGGTTTCCGTCCTTTCCCCTGAACGAACGTACGCCTGGTGGGATGGAGGATTCGGGGGTCAACCCCACCCCACCAGGGATCCGTGGTTAGGCGCCTGCCTGAGCCTTGGCAACCCACACGCGAGCGGTCTGGCTGCTCACGCCGAAGTGGTCACCGAGCGCCTTGAACGAGCCGGCCTGCTCGTACGCTCCCAGCACCTCATCGGCGGACGGCATCTTGCTCTTGACGCCCCGCTTCGGTGCATCAGGCTCCGGCTCAGCTGGCGCCACGAATGCCGGGGTGATGCTCGGGGTCGGCGCGTTGCCGGCGAGGTACGCCGAAATCACGCTGGCGGGGATCCGACCGCGGTTCGCGAGGGTGACTCCCTGATCGGCGGCCCAGGCGCGCACGGTCGCGTTGTCGACCTCCGCGTGGCCGTTGCCGTTGGAGGGGGTCGCCTTCGGAGGCTTCGCGAACACCCGAGCACCGCGACCGGGCTTGCCGTTGGCGCGAACCCGGCGGGCCTTCTCGACGAAACCTTCGATCGCGTCGTTGAATGTGGCGACCTCGTCGTCGGTGAGGTCGATCTCGAAGTCGGCGCCGTTGACGGCGAACTTCAGAGTGGCGTTCGCTTCCTCGCCGCTCAGGTCGGAAAGGATGCGGTCAATTACCTGCCTGGCCATGCTCTGTTGATCTCCTTTTAGGTGTGAAGCTCTGTAGTAAGTTTGACTGTATCATCATCGGTACGGGCTGGCTATTCAGTCATCCTGAATCGGTTGACCCAGTTTGATCTTGTGCCGGCGAAGAATCCTGGCGACCATCTGAACATCCGAAGGAACCTGACCAAGCGCCCGACCTAGACACCAACTGTGAATCAAGTCGCCTGGTCGATGAATCGACTCGTGCTCGATCAGGTCGACCACCACGTTGAATACCCAGTCAGGGAGTCCCTCCAGGCTCATGATCCATCCTCTCGGCGCTCGAACGGTGCATGACAGATTGAGCAGGAGATCTCACCGAGAGACAATTGCATGGGGGACATGATGAAGCTTCGCGAAGGATTGCAGAGGCAACTGGCTCGTGGCTTCCCCCCCTTCGCGAGAGCAACCCGTTGCGGTCGGCAGTGCAAGGTGGGGACCTGATCCAGGTGGGCGACCCCCCGGGGGAGAACCAGAATGCGTGCGGGGTTCACGTGAATCTTGAAGCCCAGCTCCACAACGATCTCCGTGAACACCGCGTTGTGATAGCGGCCCTGGCGCGACGTGTCGAACGCGTGACGCACCTCGGCGACCATGTGTGCGGCTTCGTGACCGAGTGCCCCCAGCATGATGCGGAAACCGAACCGCTCATAGTCCGCCGGCACATACGCTTCGAAGACTCCCGGCACGGTCACCGGACCGCGGGAACCGAAGACGATGGTGGCGTCGGGAAGATCCGGTGTGCGGGCTTGAAGACCGGCCCAGGCTGCCTCCAACTTCGCGAGAACCTCTGATCTGCTCATGACTACTCCCGTCCGAGTTCCTGGATTGCTGCGTCGAGGTACTTGTCCGCGGTGGCGGTGTCGACGCTGACTAGGAAGCCGTCTTCGTCGACCAGGCCGGTGACCCAGCCGGCTTTGACCATGACGTCGTAGATATCCCACTGCCAGTCATCGCTCCCGCCGCTTCCTTCAGCCCACAGCTTGCGAAGTAGCTGGATCAGGTAGCCGCGAATCGTGACCGCGCCAGCGTCGTTGCTGGGCAAGGTCAGGTCGAGAACCTGCTGAGCGGTGGGCACGGCGGTCGCCTCGTACGGGGTGGGCAGGTTGCTCATCGCCCGAACCCCCCATCGAGGTGCTCCCAGGCCACCGGGGTGGCTGGCGTCTGGCCATGGTTGGGCGGCTTACATCCCGAGCCCAGGCCGATGATCGCGAGCGCGAGCACCAGAAGGATGGAAACCCTCCGCATGATCCTTACTTCCCTTCCTTCTTCTCGTGCTTGGGCTTGTGGCCGGTGTCCTTGGCGGTGCGAGGATCGTTTCGCTTGCCGGGCGAGTTGGACTTCGGCTTCGCGTCCGAACCATCATCCTGTGCCATCGTCATCCTCATCTGTTTGGTGGGGGCTTGAGAGGCAAACTATACGCCCTTTGACGTAAGCATGTCAAGTCCTGCGGTAGTCAGCCCGTCTGGACAGACCCCGCATAGGTGTCCAGGTTCTCGATCACACCTTGAGCCGCAGCTAGCGACTGACCGGCCCACTCCCTGATCTGGGCAAGGCCGGCAAGGGCGTTGATCACCGAAGGGGGGTGACTTTCACCCATGAGCGAGTGGAGCGACATCTCCACATCCTCGCAGCTCGCTATCGTGCCCCGCAGCGAGGCGGCAACCTCGGTGACGACACCTCCCTTGGCGTGATCGATAGCACCCAAAATCTCGGAAACGCTTGCCATGGAATGGCCTCCTGATATCTGACGATCTACCGCCGAAGATAGATCAATGAGTCGAGAACGGTGCTTCGGGTTATATTCGGATGCCGATGGACGCCAACCTCCTTTGGGTGTATCCGGCGGATGATTGCGGGGCCAGTCCTTAAAAGACGGGTTATTGCCATCGGCGATGAGGTCTTCAATATCGGCGATGATGTCATTCTTCTCGCCCGGCCTCGTCAGCCAATTTTTGTCATCGCTCATGTCTCCTCCTCCGGCCGCTCGACCTCGACCCATTCCAGGGTGTCCAGGTAGCGATGGAACAGGTTCAGGCGGGTCAGCACGGCGATCCCCCACATCCCCCGTCGCGGCGGGAACCAGCGCCAGTGTGGGTCACTGAACCGTTGCGCCTCCTCGTTCCAGATGTACATGCGACGGTAGGCGGGAATCCACTCCAGCAGCATGATCAGCCGACAGAACCACCGAAGCCAGGCGCTCATCTGCGTGGCTGCCCGGTCAGTACGCTCAAGGTACGGTCGTAGTCCTTGAATCGGGCCTTGGCGATCACTTCGCGACCAGGAGCGCGTAGGACGATACCTTCCGGTCGACCGGTCGGGTTCCTACCCACCCTCGTCAAGGCGCAGTGCTCCTCCAGGAAGCCCCGCACAGGCGCGATCTCGGTGGGGAGATCGGCCGCGTCGATCTCGAACAAGCGGGGGGTGAGTCGCAGGTTGTTGAGTTCCGCGGCCACCTGAAGCTCGTTCTCGTTCAGGAACTCCTGCCCGCCGTGCTCCCGCCACGAGGCAATCTGCTCGATCGGCAGGGATAGGATCCGCTCGAAGTCGGGGTACTCCGCCGCGTCGAACAGTCGGAAATCAAGCTGGCCGTCCCCGTACTGCTTCCAGGCGGGAAGCTTCTTGTGGCCGAACACCTCCACGTAGAAGACCCCGATGGTGTCGTTGACACTGAGTCGGTTCGCGATGTGCTTCATCGGCTCCAGGAGCGTATCCACGATCCCGAGCATGGGATTAGCCACGATGTCGTTGCGGGCGGTCAGCAACTCCTCGCGAGAACCGATCAACCAGGAACCGTCCGGTAGGAAGATCATTCGAGCGGAGGCGCCATCCACTTTCTCGGTACCGATCACCATCAAGTCGGTGAAGTCGACCTCGTGCTGGCCTTCCTGGAGCACGCCGTTCTTCGGGTCGATGGAGTGGTAGGTGGGGATCGACGGATACTTGGTCATGGAGTTGAGGGCGCGCAGGTCGGCGGCGCGAATATTGAAAGTCATGATTCCACCTTTTCCACAGCCGGACCGAATTCCTTGTCGAGAGGTTCCCATTCACCGATTTCGCGAGACCAGTCCTCACGCCAGCCGGAACAGTTGGCGCAGATCGACCCCGGCGACTGTTCGTAAGCCAGTTCGATCGCCTTATCCTGAATCTCCTCGGGGCCTAGGTCGGTGTCGTCCACGTCAACCTTGATCGACAGAGATGCAGTGGCGCTCATGTAGACCCAATACTTACTCATGATCCGTCCTTAGTGGTCGTCTGCGGGATCGTAAAACTGGACCTGTACCTCGCCGGCGATCGCGTGTGCTGGTATGTAGGTCCAGCCACCCTGAATCCTGATGACCAGAAATCCGTCCCTGACATCAGCGCTGAGGCATTCGATCCAGGGAGTCATGCCGCTGCTGCACCCGTACCTCACCCGGCACTTCAACATCATGACCGCCGCGGGTATTGGTCCCCGACGTTGTATTGGCTGTATTCGAGTTCATCCACTTCGCGACAACCTTTCTTGCCATCGGCGGCTTTCAGGCACAGGCGCCAGTGATCCGGTTCGGTCTGCACGATCGGGATCTGCTGGTAACTGACGCAGATCTGGGTATTGCCGCTCTTGGTCCAGACGTTGCAACCGCCGTTCACGTACTGGATCCAGGTGTAGGAGGCGCTGTACTGCTTGTTGTACACCGTGCCGGCCGCGGGTGGACTGTCGCAGCCGGCGAGGGCCAGGATCGCCACCAGGGACACCAGGAGGGCGAGAACGCGTTTCATGACCCCTCCCGGTAGCGAGCGTCAAGCTCAGGCAGCGCAGCGCGCAGTTCCATCCAGCATTCATCGCATACGCTCACCGGGTCTGTGAGTTCCTCGGGACTGAATACCGCCTCGGCTTCCGCCAAGCATTCCTCCTTCGTGTTGTCCGCGATGAAGCATCCACCGCAGACCTCGCATGTGAATTTCTCTTCGCCTGTCATGATCCTTCCTCCTCCGTCCTGGGCGGTAGGCAGCAGGACGGAACGCAGCAACCATGCCGGCGCTCCACGGACCGGTCGTCGGGATCAGGGTGTCCTCTCCCGTGCGGGCAGGTGCGCTCCATCATCTTGCGATCGTCGCGCCAGAGCTGCGGCCACCCGCGCATGTGGTGATCACTCGGGTTGTGGATGCAGCAGAACTCCCCGGCACACTTGTCTCGATCGTGTACGTACATCTCGCGCATCGCCGCGCCGAACCCCATCGGATCCGTCGACCGCATGATGATCTTCATCGCCTACCCCCACACGCATAGCAAGATGGTCGCGAGCACTAGACCGATGCTCATCAACGTCCACAGGAAACAACCATGTTCGTCGCCACCCATCGGCGAGCTGCCTGGCTTGCCCTTGCAACACGAGGTGCAGTTGCCACAGTGGCGATTAGCGGCGCACGCCCAACACTGACCCATTATTCATCATCTCCATCGTTGGTGGTTGTTCTGTCTTCTCGGGTCATGGGTAATAGGCGAGGAATAACGAACACCATGAACGGGAGGCCAACCACCAGGGTGGCGCCAAAACCCAGGAGATACTTGACGGTTTCGCTCATCCTATTTCTCCTTCTCGGTTGTACGGGCGCCGGTTCCGCACCGATAGCAGCGATCGGTGGTGGACGAAAACTTGATCACGTGCCCGTGGATCCGGCAATACCAGAACCGGTTCCATAGTCGAACAATTCCATCCTTCACGAATCCTCCATCTGAAACTCTTCGCCACAGGCGTTGCAGGTGATCCCGGCGACCGCGAGGGTCTTCGGGGCAATGCGAATCTTTCTCGGCTCCTCGCACTGGCATCTCGCGAGGGTGAGGTTTCGCGAAGTGGGTGTGGTCGAAGGTGGCGCCACCAGGTTGCCGGAAGCGTCCACGGTCAACCCCACCGGCGTGTCTAGGTGCACGGTGATCGCCCGCTCCAACGCCTGAATCTCGTCGCGGTACTCGTCAAGGGTGGCCTCGGTCAGCTCCACCATGGACCAGCCGGCGGTGGAGTGCGCTACGGCGCCCGCGGGCAGTTCCAGCCCCAACTCCTTCGCGAGGACAACGAACTCCTTGTTGTGGTAGCGGCCCTGGCGGGAGGTGTCCTGAACCTTCCGCTCATTCGCGAGAACGTGGGTGGCTTCGTGAAGGAGCGTCTGGAAGGTGAGGGCGGCGCCGATGGCCAGGCGCTCACCTGCGATGAAGATCTCGGTGCGACGACCGGGAACCATCTTCATGGAGCTGTCGTCGTCCTCTTTGTGGATCGTGGTTTCGGTCCATCGATTGTGGATGGTCGAACCCCAGAATTTCCGCCGGCCGCTGACTCCCGAACCGATGATAATCACCACGTCGGGGATCTCGGGGTGGTGGTATTGAATGGCAGACCAGGCGGTCTCCAGTGCGGAAACCACCTGGCTGCCTGATGCTGTCCGTCCGTTCATAGAACTATCATACGCCCTTGACAGTTACGCGTCAACGTTCGAAGCGCTTGAGTCTGCGCGCGAACTCATTGCGCAGCTCCTTGATCGTCGCTAGGTTGTTGGTCGGTTTGAACAACTCCGCGGCCTCCTCGCCATTCAATCCCAACCTCTTCTGGGCGAAATCAGGGATAGTCATGAACGACGGCCCCACCCTGTCAGAGTCCCTAATGACGATACGGACGGCGTGCAGCGTATTCATCCTGAATGCGTAATCGAGACCCAGGTCCCAGCTCATCTGTGCACCACATAGGTGAGCGGCCCAGCCGGCGACACACATGGCCGTCCCGCACGATTCGGGCACGGTGTCGCCATCGTGCTCCCAGTTCCAACCCACAGCGAGGTCGGGAACATCAGTGATCTTGGCCCAGGAGCGCTGGTCCCAGTGTTCCGGGTGCGCCTCGATGATCTCGATGATCTTGTCGAGCAGCTCCAGTCCGCGCAACCCCAGATCCGGGGCCGCCTTCACGGGATTACCCTTGATGTGTGGCATCAGTCTTCCTCGGGTAGATAGATGGGCTCACCGTTGGCGATCTTGTCGCGGAATTCCTTGATGCGATCCAGAGAGTTGTCTTCGTCGAACAGCACGCCCGCATCGTAGGGATTGAGGCCGAGGACATGGGAGGCAAACTCGGAGATGGCGACAGTGGTACCGTCATCGACCCTGGAAACCTTGGAGGCGCTGAGTTCCATTCCATTCCACCGGCGCATAGCGTAGAACCTGAACTGTCCGCCACACAGGTGAGCGGCCCAGCCGGCGACACACATGGCCGTCCCGCAGGATTCGGGTACGGAATCGCCGTCGATATCCTGATCCCAGTTACAGCTGAGTCCGGGAACGTTGGTGATCACGGCCCAGGAGCGCTGGTTGTGCATCTCCGGGTGCGCCTCAATGATCTCGATGATCTTGTCGAGCAGCTCCACTCCTCGCAACCCCAAATCGGGAGTCGCCTTCACGGGATTGCCCTTGATGTGTGGCATCTACTTCATCCCCCTTCTCGCAAACATGGGGTCAATCTCCGGGATCCCCTCATCGGCGTACTCCTCCGCGCGGTCGTACGCCTCACCCCAACTCTGGCCGAGATCCTGCCAACGCTGGGCCCTGCGGAAGTAGTCGGCCGCCTGGTAGGTCATCAGTCCCGGGTTCGCCTGACTGATACCCATGATGGACTCGTCCTCCACCAGGTACTCGAAGTACTCTCCCCCGGCGATCGTGAGTGCGGTCCCGATCAGGCAGCCGGTGATCGTCTTGCTCCGACCCCAGCGCTCGACTTCATTGGCCGGCTTCGGGCGATAGAAGCACTGCGTCGAAAACAGGTGGTTAGTGGGGCTGTAGACGAAATCTCGCCCCTGTGTCTCCATCGCCTGCTTCAACAACTCGCGGGCTCGGGCCAGATCAATCTGCTTCAACGGTCCGCTCCGTTCCGATCCGGCTTTCCGCGTAGTCGTACGCCTGGCCCCAGGTCGCGCCCCTCTTATCCTGGGTGGTTTGAGCATCCGCGAAGTACCAGGTGGCCTCCTCGGTTACGTAATTGGGGAAGCGGCACGCCCACCCGGAGATTCCTCCCATGAAGTTCAGCTCTGTCTCAGGCACGCCAGCCAACTTCAGCGCGGTTCCGATCAGACACCCGGTGCGCATTTTACTCGCGCCCCAGTGATCGTCATTCTGCGGCAGGTAGAAGCATTGCGACATGTTCTCTCGGGGAGTGTCGTTGTAGACGAAGTTTCTCCCCTGCGTATCCATGGCCTGCTTCAACAGCTCGCGAGCCCGCGGGAGATCAATCGGAAATGTATTCATCGTCCGTCCTTACGGTTTGTTGATCGGATGGATAGGACCACCCGGCCTATAGTCCTCGTTGAGGGATCGCTGACGTTGCCGTAGCGCCTTTTCGTGTTCTCGTCGAGCTTCCAACCCGATCGCCCACCCCGAGCGGCGAGGAAAATCTGGATTGTAGGGGACAGATTCGGGAAGGCCGGCTTCCTTAACCTCGAATTCCCTCATCGTCTCAGCGAGCTGCTCCTCGGCTTCCTTCTGGCGCCGATCCCGCTCCGGTGCAGTCAGCCCGGCGGCCTTGGTGATGGCCCAGTGGAGCACCTTGCCGACGACCAGGACCCCTCTCAGGCACACCAGCGCGATCAGGATGACTGGCCACGCCAGCGCCCGCATACCCGCGACGGCGACATCCCAACCGGTGCGTTCGCGGAAAAGACCGCGGGGGATCCGGTTGGTGTGCGAACGTCCGCTAACGGGACAGTAGGAAACCCGGCCAACCTCGTCGTAATGCTGCCTCACTCCGCACGTCGAACACACCTTCACGGTCATGCGGGCGCGAAGGAGGTTCCCCGAAAACACCAACCAGCCGGCGACGTACACCACTATCGCGGCGATGGTCGGGATCATGCCGCCCCCCCATTCGCGAAGAAGTATTCGAACAGGTCGGCGATCTGCGGGAAAGGAAGCTTCAGGTCGTCGTTGAGCATGACGGCGGTCAATGTTTTATTTAGCGGATCCGTGTTTCTTGCGTCCTGCACAAGGATCGGGTCGTTGCTCGCGATCCCCAGCCAGTCCATCACGGCGGACGGGAGAACCCCCGTGCTCCAATCCTCCTTGTCGAGCACCCCGTACTTGAAGATCGGCTGTTCGAAGTACTTTTGCCGGGTTACCACCCCATCATGCATGGCCACCGAGCAGGCCACCCCGAGGCAGCAGTACTGCATGGTGTCGTTGAGCTGGGCCAGCGAGCCGAAGCCCTGAATGTATTTCCCGGAGCGCAGCGCGGCCAGGAACGCCGCCCGATGCTGCTCGATCTCCTCATGGGTCCAGGTGTTCATACCGGCGCCACATTCGCGAAGAAGTATTCGAACAGGTCAGCCATCTGCGGGAAGGTAAGCTTTGCGTCGTCGTTGAGGTGAGCGGCATCCATACCGGGAACCAGGGTGGGATTTGCTCTATGGATACCCAGCCACCCCTGCATGGGCCGGGGGAGAAGCTCGGTATCGTAACCGTAGTACGAGTTATCGTCCAGCCCGTACCGGACGTTGCCCACGACGCTGCCGTCATCGCCGTACTCCACGACACGGAGCCGCTGAATCGCTCCGGCTTTCACGGCCACCGTGCAGGCCACTCCGAGGCAGCAGTGGCGCTCAGAACCGTCACGCTCGACAATGGTCAAGGTGCCGTACCCCTGGGTGTATTCGCCGGAACGCAGCGCGGCCAGGAAAGCGGCCCGGTGCTCCCTGATCTGCTCGGGGGTCCAGGGGGTCACGGGCTCTTCGGGGCCGGACCAGTTGATCGGTTGAGTCATGTCTTGATCTCCGTCCAAGATCGGGGATGGGTTTACCAGACTTTCAGAAGCTTGCCATCGGGAGAAATGCAGAAGTAACTGGAGCTAGACCGGTAACTGTTGTGCGTACTGAGGGTGCCCCCCAACTGATCGCATTGCTTCCTGTGTTCGGCCTCGACTTGATGGTTGAGGAACACTTGAGCCACCGTGCAGACGGCCATGATGACGAGCGCCACCACCACAGTGATCAGAACTGGTCTCCTCATCAGGTGTTCACGAATTCCAGTTGCCGTCCACCGATCACATTGACCGATAGGGCGATGAGCTCCTGGTCCATGGGGTCCAATCGCATCTGCTCGCAGACCCGCTTCCACATGGTGTCGAGTCCCTGGTGCAGCATGCGCTCGACACCATCCAGGACGCTCTGGTCGTAGAGGTCCCGTCGAGCATTCGCGAGAGCGTCGATACTTTCCTCCTCGTTCAGGTAACCGTCAGTCCTCGCCAGTTTCCGAAGATCGCTGGCATAGGTACCATCCGCTCCACAGGTGGCCCGGCCGAGATCCTTTCTGAATGGGGTAGCGCTGAACCACGCCTTCATCATACACCACATCTTGACAACCATGTCAATGCCCCTTCGTCTGAAGTGCCGTGAGTGCTGTCGTCAGCGCGGTGGCCGCGGCGTACTCGCGGGTGGCCCACCGGTCATACATGGCCTGATCGGAACAGAGATCCTTGTACAGGCTGTGGTTGCGGCAGTTGCGGTTGGCGGCATGGATGTCCGGGGTGTCCTGGCGGACCCCCACCGCGAGCTGCCACTTCCTTCGCAGCCCATCGGCCTCCTGAGCCAGCCGGCGAGCCTCATCGTGAAACAGGATCGCCCGGCGAAGATGCCAACCGATCAACCTACTCAGGTCGACGGGGGGCGCCTCCAAGGTTTCCAGGGTCATAGCGATTCACCCTTCATCCTCGACTGTCCCTTGCGCAGATCGGAATGGGCTTGTCGGCAAAGGGGGCACCGACAGGCGTACTCCACATAGGTGCTGTTTTTCCCGTGACGAGGATCATCGGGTTCGAGCACCTGTTCCCGGCGCTTTGCCCGCATCTCCTTGTTGTACGCGGTGTTGGCCGCACGACAGGGACTACACCGACATTTACCGTTGGTGTAGGTCAGGTACTCGCCGTGCGGGCGGTCCTTCAGCGGGCGTGTCACTTGATCCCGCTGCGCTCGAACAGGGTGAAGCGGTAATCAGCGCGCTGAAGGGGGGCCTGGTTGAAGTTGTCGACCAGGTAGCCGCGGGGGTAGACGTACTGCCTCGTGATCAGATTGAAGCTGGGATAGTCGTACAGGTCCACCCTGACCACTCCGCATCCGGAGCAGACCACTTCGCGACGAACGGACATGATCCGTTTTGCAGGACTGCGCTCGTGCACCTCGTACCGGGAGTTGATGCCGTTGCGCGGCCACGCGTGTCCCAGGTCGCGACAGGCCAACATCTCGTCTGTCATGCCGGCGGTTCGGGAATCTTCCTTCGTTGAAGCCATCACCGGACCGTACACCATACGCCCGCACCGGACCAGAAACTTGGCACTATAGTCATCATTAGTCATCCCAAGTATCATGTGTTCACCGTTGGACGGACGGCGAAAATCCCTTCGCGAAAAGGATCTTCTCGTGGTCCACAACAACCGTCCCCGGCGACAACCCCTCGATCATGATCCGCAAGCGATCATCCTGGCCCGCCGCACCCTGGGTTGGCGGCAAGCGCGTCTCGCGAAGGAGGTGAGGATCTCCCGCAGCTTCCTATCCGAGATCGAAGCGGGCAAACGTAACGCCAACCTTGTCCTGATTCGTCGGCTCGCCACCGCGCTCACCTGTGAGCCCGCCCAACTGGCCAGCAGCTTCCTTCGTGACCGGGCAGGGGATACCATCAGCCCCTCAACCTTCACGGAAGGGACGGGCGATGACGACATACCTGCACAAGATCACTGAGGCATACGGCCCACCTGTTGACAGTAAAGGGACGAGGATTATCTTCGGGTTGATCGATATTCAACCCCCGCAAGCGCCTTGCTCGACACCGAATCAGGTTCGCGAATACGCGCACAGTCTTTTGGCCGCCGCGGAAGAAGCGGCGAGGCGTGAGCGCATCACGAAGGAGTTTGTTCATGAGTAAAGAAATCACTCCCGCGAAACGCAAGGAGCTTGGGGAGGTGGAGCTCCCCGAAGAGCTGATTGAAACCTATCGAACAGTCTGCAAGAAGATCGCTGACTTCACGGCGATCAAGGAAAGTCTTCGCGAAGTGATTGAGACTCACCTGGGCCGCAATGAGTTCGGTCTCGTCAACGGGGAGCCGGTTCTTCGCTGGCAGCACACCTCCAGCAACCGACTGGACATCAACCTTCTTCGCGAAAACGTCGACCCGGTGGTGTTGGCGAGCTGCTATGCGGAGACCAGCGGCAGGCGACTCGTGATGCAAGCGGTCGAGAAGTGATCAACGACCTCGCGACCAGGTACCCGCTGGGTGATCAGATGGGGGTGTACGCGGGTGAGTCCACCCGGAACCATGCCTACCGCCGGCACGATGATCTTGGCGGCCTGTGTTATTGGTGCCTGGCCGACTGCGAAGCACCCGCGCACTGGTTGCCGTACGAGATGCAAAAACTCGCCGACCGAATGATTGCTAGAAGGTGTGAACCCTGATGAGCAACGACCCCACCAACATCCCCCTGGCCACGGTGATGAGAGCGCTACGAATGATGGGCTTGAGCCCGGTGGACGCCAAGAATATCAAGTCGGTGATTATGGACAGTACGGGGATCACCGTCACCCGCTATCGCCCCAGTCCGACCGGCGGCCACGCTGTCGTGTTCGGAATCCCCTCCTTGGAGATCACCACCATCGCCATCGACCCCAACGGTGCGTACGTAGGCACGCCGAGGTCGGGCGTGGGGGTTCGCTACGCCTACGAACCGGAATTCGATGATCCGGAGCCTGGACCTGTCGTGGAATCGGGCCAGCGCCAGTTGGTCGGTCCGCCGCATGCACATCTTGATGCACCCTGCACGGATGATTGTTACGAGCAGACCGATAGCTCGATCATCATCACTCAAGAACAATCGGATCAGATCTTCGGCCTCGATCCCGCTCCTGCTCGCCCGCTTCGTCCCAGCGACGACATCTCCGAGCGCTGGTACCCGCATGACTGACATCGATCCCGCCATCACCGCGCTGGCCAACGACTTCGGGGAAATGATCGTCAGCGCGAACACTCAACCCCGCCTGATCGTCACCTGTCCCATGTGCAGTTACAGCATCGCGTTCTCGGTACCGAAAAGCCGGCAGGGTATGACGATCAGCAGCATCCTCGCTGAGCTTCTCGAACACCACACGAAACCTCACGAGGCGTCGGGTGACGATTCGATTGTCCTCACCCAGGAACAAGCGAATCGAATCTACGGTCCCAAATCCGCCAATGACTGAGGTCAACCTGGCCGCGGACCTGATCGGTACGGTGGCCGACGCGGCGCACTTCTCCCCGCGCAACCGGCAGGTCAGCATCGGCCCGTCCGAGGTGGGGGTGGCCTGTGTGCGCCGGCTGGCCGGCAAGGTGGTCAACACCCCTGCCACCTGGACCAACTCCGACCCGTGGGCTTCGATCGTGGGGGTGGCCACACACGCCTGGCTGGCCAGCGCGTTTGCGGGAGCCAACCTGGGACTGGATGAACCGCGGTGGCTGACCGAGGAACGGGTCTATCCGCACCCGTCCATGCCAGGATCCTGCGACCTGTATGACCTGTGGTCCGACACCGTGGTTGACCACAAGATCGTGGGCACCACCACGATGTCCTCGGCGAAGAAAAACGGACCCAGCGCTCAATACCGGGTTCAGTCGAATCTGTACGGGCTGGGTTGGGAGCGGCGCGGGCGTACCCCTCGCGAAGTGGCCATCGCGTACTGGCCACGCTCCGGGTACCTGTCTGGCCTGTTCCTGCACCGCGAACCGTACGACCGCGAGCTGGCCATCGCCGCCCTGGATCGGCTCACCCTGGTCAGCGCCACCGCGCTCACCTTGGAGGTGGTCGAGCATCCGGAGCGGTTGATGCTGCTGCCGGCCACCCCGGGGGATGATTGCAAATACTGCCCGTACAAGAACGTTCGCGAAGGGGATGGGGGTTGCCCCGATTTCCCGCGACCCGAGATCAAGCAACCGTTGGGGAAGGTCGCTTCCCTCAAACTGTAAGGACGGAACACACATGGGACGGCATCATGCTGATGACCCGATCCTGGCCGAGTTTTACGGCGGCCCGTTCGACGGACAGGTGTCCAGGTTGCCGGGGGTCCGGGAACGGTGGCTGATCCCGGTGCACCAGGCACTCGTTGCCCTGAAGGATCGCTGTCCTGATTGTGGGTTCTTCCACCCGGTTGCCTCGCAGAGCGCTGTGTATGACCATGCCGATCTGGCGGTCAACAGCAAGGGGCATCACCGCTACGAATTCAAGGGGATCCGATGAGTCGGGGTCTCTCGCCGGGGCTCCCCAGGTCACCAGAACCACTTAGAACGCCAGGAACGCTAGGTTAGGACGGACATGAGCACCAGCCTGTTTTGGAAGCCGGCTCCGAAAAACGAACCCGAGCCGGAAACCCTCGACTACCAGTTGAAGGCGGCCCTTTCTCGCCGGCTATGGGGGATGGGGGACGGCTCCGTATGGGCAGATGAGATCACGGTAGGCGAAGAGCTGATCCCATACCTCAACGGTCTCATTGACGGAGGCATCGAAGGCGCTCAGGAACTCCTCGATGCGATCCACAAACACGGTCAGGTGATTCTGTGGATCGCATCGTAAAGGTGGGCTTCACGGGAAGCCGACACGGACTTACCGGCCACCAGGTCCTCACCATTGTCCCGATGCTCAGGCGATTTTCTCGCGAAGAAGCTGAATTCCATCACGGGCAATGCGTTGGGGCGGATGAACAGGCGGCGAGACTAGCGCGCGACATGGGGTACCGGATCGTGGCTCATCCCCCCAGGAACCCCACCTTGAGATCCACTGTGGAGTGGGACGAAGCCTGGCCCCCAGAGGATTATCTGGTACGAAACCGGGCGATCGTCGACGAGGTGGATATCTTGATCGCCGCTCCCGCAACCGCCGATTCGGTGCTACGCTCCGGAACTCAGGCAACGGTCAGGTATTGCGAGCGGAGGTGGCCGGAGAAACTCCTCGTGATCGTGAACCCCGCTCCGTGATCCGCGGACGACTGACTAGCCCCGTACGGCCCTCCCCGAACCCGGTCGCGTCCCTCCGGCCCGACTCGCCGATCCGAGCCCGCTCTCCACGCGCCGCTCCGACAATCCGCTCCCGTCCACCACAACCAGGATTCAATGGAAGGAGACCGCCACACGATCCGGTTTCACTGGCAATAGGCAGCAGGCAGCAATCAATGAATCAGGAATCAACACACAGAGAACAGGAATCACGTAATGGGTCTAGACCTAGGGGCGAATACTTTCCCCTTCGATCATCCCGGTGACACCGTTGAGGGAGTTATCCTCTCGGTGACTCAGATGCAGGCGACCGATATGGAATCGGGTGAACCGTTGTTCTGGGACATTTCCCAGACCCGCCCGAAGATGCTCCCGGTCATCGAATTGCAAACCAGTCTCAGTGACGGGCCGCAGGATGATGGCCGGCGCACTGTGCACCTGTCAGGGGGGCGATACTCAGCGGTCAAGAAGGCCACCAGCCGCATCGACGAGGGAGCCTGGCTGAAGCTCACCTTCACCGAATTGTCGGATCGCGAACCGCCGAAAAAGGGCTACAGCAGGGCGAAGTTGTTCCGGGCGGAATACCGCGCCTCGACCGAGTCGGCCAGCTTCGACTTCACCCAGCAGCAGGCGAGCCCGCCGGCACAGCAACAGTACGTCGCACCGCAGCAGCAGGTTCAGGCACCCGCGGCGATGCAGTTGACCGCGGCACAACTGGAGATGCTCGCGAAGTTGGGCGGAATGCCGCAAGGACAGACCCCACCGTTCTAAGCACTAAGCACTCAGAACCTCGCGAGGATGACCTTCGGGTACGGGGTGACAGCCGGGAGAGACCGGCACCTTCTCATATCGACAAACGGGGGTCGAAGGACGGAGCCCGATCATGCAAGTACGACACCGCGCAACAGGCGCATTCGGCTGGGCGATCAGTCTCCAGCCACACAGTATCACCAGTATAAGGGTGAGCATGGATGACGGACACGAGCTCACTGATGACCTCGAAGACTATGACGTTTACCTGATTCACGCCGGGGAGTGGAAGCACCTGCCGCGGGCGTTCCGCGACCGCGACATCATCCCGAGCAATAACGGAACCACCTTCGGGGAGCCCGCCCTGGAGGGTTCTCGCGAAAGGGGGTGGACGGATGCCTAATCGACTCATGAGCGCGAGGTTGGAGGTGGGACTGGACGGACAACCCTGCTCCATCTTCCTGTGTGAATGTGGACAGTACACACTGATCACCTTCACCGGCCTGGATCGTAACGTTTCCGAGCAGCAGGTTGCCTACACCTGCGAGGAATGCGACACCTCACACTGGTTCTGGGTGGAAACCAGTTGGGTGGAGGTCGACTCTCCCGGAACAAGCCCATGAAAGACGAACCACTGTTCGATGTTCCGGAGACCGCGCCGGTGAAGCAGCCGGAAAGCCAGCGGAGAATGGCGCTCGCGAAGAAAGCTAAGGCGAAATGGTCCAAGTACCGCCCGAAGAATCGGATCCCGTGCGACTCCTGCATCGCGATCCTGCACGAGGCGAACGGGGTGGGACCATACGCGGGGGCGGCCATGTGGAAGCTCACCATCGACGACACTGTACTGCTGTTGTGTTACGAGCACGCGAAAACTCACCCGCTTCGGGGTGACTGAATCGTAAGGACGGAACATGCCAAGATCTATTACCATCGCGCTCCTTGATTGCGCTCTGGATTCCACCAGTATCGTGGTCGAATACTCCGACGTGGACGGAGAGGCTCTCATCGACGCAAGCGGCGACGTGAACATCTCGCTTGTTCGAGGGGGCTGGATCTACGTGCCGAAAGACAACATCGCCTTCGTGAGCGTCGACCCGGAGCCTGAGTCGGAGGAGGTGGACGATGTCTGATTTCATCGACCAACCGGTTGAGGTGACCCTGGTTGACGGCTCCCGCTGGATCATCTACTACCGGGGGATCACCTCCTACGCCCTGGTGATCCCCTACCTGGTTAAGGGCATCGCCGAGGGGAGGGTCATTCCCGCCCATGACCTCGACCGGGTGCAGCGTCGACACGCACACATCAACGCCGCGCAGATCGTCAGCTGTCGAGAGGTTGAGGTGGACGATGCCTGAGTTCATCTGCTCCGATTGCGCCCGACAGGATCACGACCACTGCCCCAGGGGCACCTGGTGCGACTGCCAGCACAAGCCTTCGCGAGGAGGATCACGATGACCGGTCCCGATATCGACAACTCTGCCCCCGGCGAAATCCTGGCATGGCTCAGTCGATGGATTGATGACTCGCCGGCCAACCTGGTCCGGGATCCGGAGGCGCTCACCTGGCTGCGTCTCGCGAAGATTGGTGAAGAATTCGGCGAAGTCATCGAAGCCTACATCGGAGTGCTCGGAGCCAACCCACGCAAGGGAATCACTCACGACATGGACGCGGTGCGTAAAGAGCTTCTGGATATGGCGGTTACCGCGCTGTGCGCGTACGAACACCTGGCCCCCCGGGACGATGTGGGGTGCTCGTTCGATGACCTGGAGGAGCATGTCCGGGCCTTGGGTCGCCGGGCCAAGGAAAGCTCAACCCCAGACTCGACCGCCACTCCTGATCCCATCCCGAGCTACGACGTGGGCCCGTCGTACTTGGGGGCACAGGAATGCACCTGCGAGTTGGTGGACATCTCCACCCCGATCGGGCCGGCGTACATGCGGGGAAACTACAACGGTTGCCCGGTGCACACCCCGAAGGATTGGCAGGATCGGGTGGAGGCGGCGAAGCGGTACGCGAGGGAGTCATGATGACCGATCCTGTTGAGCAGATCGCGCGCTCGCGAAAGACATCGCTGACCACATCCGCGAAAACCCGGAGGGGATGACCCTGACATGAAATGCGGCAACATGGGGAAATTCTGGATCCTCGAATGGGAGCCGGTTCCGGGCGGCAAAAGCGAGGTGAAAGTCTTCGCGAGTAGGAAAGATCGCCAGGCCTTCATTCGCGACAACAACATTCAGATGCCGGAGGGAGCCGAGCTTCCCGATGATCTGGACCTCCTAGCCATCGACTGGGTGGTCATCGAGCGCATCCCGATGAGGCTCACCGGCAACGACCGCATCGAGGCCATCCGCCGGCTCACCCTGAAAGGGTTGCGGGCCATGGACATCGGGGCGTTGCTGTTCATCGACGGGAGCACCGTGTCCAGTCTCCAGGCCAACAACGGCATCACCCCCGCCGGGCGACCGCCGCGGGATCCGCTCTCCTCACCAGTACGCAAAACCAAGATCCGGGAGTCAGTATGAGTGACCTAACTTTCGATCAATTCGTAGAGATCCTTCAGGGGGGTGCGGCGCTGTATTACAGGCTACCCCGTCCATCCCATGGAGAATATGTTCTTTGCTGGATGTGTCAAAATGAGGCTGGTTTCTGTTGGGATCACTGTCACCGACACGGTTATGTTCGCGGATGGCTCTGCACTAGATGCAACAACAAGCTTGCCTACATCGAATCTCCAAGGGGATGGCCATCATCCTGGATTCTGGAAGAGGAGATTCCGCTTATTCAGAAGTGGATTCCTCGCTGCACTTTATGCACAGACGTCGATCTCGGAGAAATTCGCCAGAAAGCCATGCGTCGAGCGTCGGCCCAAGAACTACTTGAACAGCGCCGGGCAAGGGAAGAATTAATCGAACACTATAGACGACTTCTCGATGCCGAGCGGCAAGCCATAACCTCAAGATCCGGAGTAACGCATGACTGACATCGTTCCGTTCGATTTCAACGAATACCGCGTGCGAGTGATCATGAAGGATGGGGAGCCCTGGCTCGTTGCTGGTGATGTGTGCGGGGTGTTGGACATTGTCAATGTGGCCGACGCCATGACCAGGCTCGATCCCGGGGACATCGGTCAAACCGAGGTGATGGACAAATCGGGCAAGGAGCGTCCGGGTACCTGGATCGTCAACGAGTCGGGCCTGTACGACCTGGTGATGCGCAGCAACAAGCCCGAGGCGAAGAAGTTCCGCCGTTGGATCACCTCCGAGGTATTGCCCAGCATCCGCAAGACCGGCGGGTACCAACACACCCCGGCCACCTACCTCGACGCCCTGAAGGCGCTCGTGGCCACCGAGGAACAGCGTCAGGTGCTCACGGCACAGGTCGCCGAACTCGCGCCCAAGGCCGAAGACTTCGACGCGTTCATGGCCGCACCGGATGACTGCTACACGATGAATCAGGTGGCGAAAACCCTCAACACCGGGCGTACCAGGCTGATGAAATTCCTTCGCGAAGAAGGGGTTATCTTCCATTCCAAGGACGCGGCCGGCAGTCTCGCCTATCAAACCTACATCGATAAAGGCTGGTTCGTGAACATCTTCCAGCCCAACGAGAATGGTCACGGTTATTCGAATGTCGTTTACGTGACCCCGGCCGGCGTGTCCGGAGTTCGTCGCCTATGGACCGCGCGATGACCGCCCGTACCTCTGACGACACCGACGTACGGTGATCCGTGACCCCAGCGCAAACCTCATCCGCGGGACCCCTTCAGCGGGTCCTGGACCGGCTGGCCGAGCTTGGCTCCAGTGTCAAGTACGTCAGCGGCCAGTACCAGGCTCAGTGTCCCGCACACGCCGACGACGGGCCCTCCCTGGCGGTTCGCGAAGGGGATGAAGGGGTCATCCTGTTCTGTCACGGCGGGTGTTCCAGCGATGCGGTGTCGCAGGCCTTGGGCATCCCCCTGGCGGAGCTATTCACGTCCTTCTACAAGCCGAAGCGGTCCTCGACGGTGGTCCCGTTGCGGGCGTCGGCCGGCACCGGCCTGACCTGGGTCTGCGACTACCTGTACGAGGACGCCGAGGGCAAGCCCGCCTTCAAGATTGTCCGCTTCGCGAAAGATGACGGTGGTAAGGCGTTTTTCCAGCATCGTCGCGAACAGGGGCACTGGGTCGCCGGCCTGGGCGGTGCCGTACCGCCGCTGTACCGGCTGCCCAAGATCCTGGAAGCGGTCGCGCGGGGCGACGTGGTGCTCCTGGTCGAAGGCGAGAAAGACGCCGATGCCGCGGTCGAGTTGAACATCTGCGCCACCACCGCCCCGGGTGGTGCGGCCAAACCATGGCAAAACGACTGGACGGAGACTCTTCGCGAAGGATTGGTGATCATCCTCGCGGACGCCGATCCGGTGGAGAAGCGCTTCGCCGGGCAACGCCACGCCTGGGACGCCTACACGGCCCTGGAGCCGGTCGCGAAGCAGGTGCAGCTCGCACTACCGCCACCGGGCTACAAGGACCTGAGCGAGGCTCTGGCGGCCGGCTACGACCCCTTCGCGAGTGAGGAGGGAGCGATTCGGCTCTGCGCTCCCCAGGAATTTTACCAACGATATGTAGCCACGCTACCTAATCAAGGGGAGCTGCCGACCGGCACACGTACCGACGACAGCTCCCCGGTACCCGCGGATCCGGGCGCGGGCAACGCTCAGGGTAACGGGAGCACTACTGCGAACGAGTCGACGCGCACGGTCCGGCTGAAGAAGGCCAGCGGGTTCACCCTGCGCAAAGTCCGGTGGGGGTGGACCGATCGGATGCCGGTCGGCGAGCTGACCCTCGTGCCCGGTCGCGAAGGGATCGGCAAGTCGCTGTTGCTGGCCTGGATGGCGGGGCAACTCACCCGGGGAACCCTCCCAGGGGCCTTCTACGGCGAGCCCAGGGCGGTCCTGTACGCCGCGCAGGAGGACTCCTGGGCACACACCGTGGGTCCGCGCCTGGTGGCCGCTGGAGCGGATCTGGACCTGGTCTACCGGGTGGATATCGAAGAGGCCGGCGCCCGGCTCACCCTGCCGGTGGACTGCGATGGGGTGGCCAACGCGGCCCTGGAGGTGGAGGCCGCCGCACTCATGCTCGACCCGATCGTGTCCCTGGTCGATGACCGGCTGTCGGTCAACCAGTCCCGGGAGCTGCGTCAGGCCCTGGAGCCGCTCACCAGGGCCGCGGAGCGCGCTGAGCTCATGGTCATCGCCCTGGCGCACTTCAACAAGATGGCCGACGTAGACGTGCTGTCCAAGATCCCGGGCGGTCGAGCGTGGAGCGAGGTGGCGCGAGCGGTATTCGCCCTCGCCGCCGACCCGGAAGAGGAGCATTTCGTCGCGAGTCAGATCAAAAACAACCTGGGTCGGGTCGACCTCGCGAACCTCACGTACGCCATTGAAAGTGCGCTTGTGGACACAGCGGACGGGATGGCGGACACCGGGCGGCTGGTATGGGTGGGCGAGACCGACATCGGGGTGGAAGAGGTTCTCGGAAGGCGTCCCAGCGAGCGGGGACGGGACACAAGCGAAGTCACCCAGACGCTGGTGTCCCACATCCGGGAGTACGGGCATCCGATGCCGCTGGAGGACATCTACGCGGCCTTCCCGGCGATGAAGCCGGACAGCATTCGCAAGGCGCTTCGCCGGGCTGCTGACCGGGGGGAACTCAGCAGCCCCGGCCGAGGATTCTACGGTCCAGCATGATCATAAATCACGGTCTGTATGTGTCCCGAAGTGTCCCGGGGTTTTGGCTCGGGACACTTCGTTGGGACAGGGAGCCTATCCCCCTGACTTGTGTCCCAATGTCACAATCCCAGCTCAACACACTTGTTGTTGTTGTTGTTGGGACACTAATGGAGGGGGGTGGGGACGCTCGGGACACTAATGGGGGGGATACCCCCCGCTGTCCCAAATAGTGTCCCAAACACTGTCACTATCACTCTCCGTAGTTAGGATTGGATCATGGCACATTGCCACCTGGAGACCACTGCGGTGGTGGCCGTGGCCTGCTCACGGTGCCGGGAGCCGACGTTTCACGGGGTGGTCTCGGGACTGCACGTGCGGGTCGACCCGTATCCGCTCAGTCGCGAGGTGGAGATCATCGCAGTCTTCGCGAACAGATCCACCTACACCCTGACAACCTTCGCGAATCACCTTGTGTCCCGGAGCGTCACGGCGACGCTTAGAGGACCGGTCTTAATGGAACATGTGTGTTACAAGACGCTGAAACCACCACCAGCTACCGCAGATACCCAACGAGATGTGTTCATTTCGGACCCAGATGCGGAGCCACCGTTCTAGTTCTGACGCTTAAGCGTCAACCAAGGAGGCACTTCGTGACCCAGCTCGCCGGACGGAAAGCTCGGGGTATGGCCACCCAAGCGGCGCTCGCCGCGTACCTTCGCGAACACGGTTGGCCCTGGGCCACCGACGCGGGACCGGGACGCTCGGGCGCCGACGTCCTCAACACGCCCGGACTGGCGTGGGAGTGTAAGGCGCGAGCGGACTTCGAGCCCCTCGCGTGGTTGAAGCAGGCCAGAACCTCGCGAGGGCTCCCCCTCGTTGCCTGGCGACCCAACGGTTACGGGCTGCTCACGATCAGTGATTGGCCGGTGATGACGACGCTCGGGCACCAGGTGTCGCTGCTGCGATCGGCCGGCTACGGCGACCCGGAAGAGGCTGTGGATCTCGGGGGTGAGCTGAGTGCCTGACCCTCTTCGCGAACGCTCTACCGCCTTCCTGGGGGGTTTTCCGACCCCGAAAACCCCCGCCCGGAGGCTGTCGCCTCCTCTGGGCGGGCGGGAGTGTGTCGCGGGCGAGCTGTGCTGCATGTGGGACCGCCGCGCCGACGTGGCCGGTTTCTGCGAGATGCGCGACGACACCCTGTGCCAGGCCTGTCTGCACCGGGGGAAATCCGACCTCGCCGCCCTCGTGCTCGACTACGTCGACCTGGAGCAGGCGCTCGTGCTGCGGGGGCCGCCCGGCGAGCCGGTCAGCGGTACGCGCGAACCGCCCTCCGTCCTGAACGTGACCGCGGAAGCGCACCAGCGCGACATCTGGTTGCTCACCTCGACCTGGGAGCGAATCCTTCGCGAAGAGATCGGCCTGCTTGCGCCGAGCGCCCGCAACGTGCGCGACGGGTGGGTGGTTCAGCGCGCTGCTCGGATCCTGCGCATCCACCTGGTCGATTTCTCGCGCTTGCCGGCGCACCGGGTTTTCCCGTGGGGTGTTGATGGTGACGCGGAAGAGCACACCGGGGCGCAAGCCATCCTCGCGATGACCGCGCTGCATCGGCGGGTGCGGAGTTTCCTCGGGCTCACCGTGCTTACTCACCACCTTCCCGGCGAATGCGAAACCTGTGGTTTGGGTGCACTACGCCGGGAATCAGGATCGGAGACCGTTTTCTGTGCGGGGTGTTCGGCCACCCAAACCTGGGAGAAGTACCAGGAATACGCGGATAGGATTAAAGAAGGATGGCGACAGGGACTCCAGGTGGTCACGCTGGATCTTGACGACTTTGTTCCAGCGGGACGGGCCGCGCACCTACTGGAGGTTTCCACGGCTCAGCTTCGGGTGTGGCGTTCGCGGGGGCGTATTGAGGGACGACGCGATGGGTACTTCTGGTCCTACCGTCTTCGCGATCTTCTCCTCCTGAACAAGCATCGGAGCAAGACGTCCGCGGTCACCTCATCGCCGCATCAGTAAGCGGGTGTTACTCTCGCGGCAGTGGAGGATGAGCGATGCGAGATGTTCGCAGTGAGTGTGGTCGGATCCGTCCCCGGAAGCTCTCGCGGTGCCGAACCTTCTTCGCTCGTTCCCGCCAGGGTGGACCTCCTCGCGAATAAACTTTCGCGGTCTTCGCGAGGAGGTTCACTCATGACCGACACGGTGTCCACCGGGGATCCGATGCCCCTTCCGGGCGACATTCTCGTCACCCGGGACAAGCCCTTCTGGGCAAGGTTGATTCGCTTCGGGGCCGCTCTGCATGACCAACCCGATTCCTGGAACCACGTCGTCATCGCCTCGCACACCGACGCGATGGGGGTCATGTGGGGTATTGAAGGTAGGCCCGGCGGGGTGGGCTGGGTGGACCTCGCGCCCCTGATCGCCAACCGGTGGACCATCACCAACATGGGGCAGCCGAAGACCGGGGAGCAGCGCGGTCAGGTCATCACCATCGCGAAGGGACTTCTCGGAACCCCGTATGACTGGGCCGGCATCGTCAAAGACGCGATGGAGGCGATGGATATCGGGAAGGTCTGGCGGATGCGCGATTGGGGGGACACCCCACCGGGGCATGTCGTCTGTTCCAGCTTGGCGGCGTGGGTATACAACCGGGTCGGGTTGATGCGACCAGGAGGATTAAAATCCTCCGCTCGCGGGATCGGAGATCCCACTACAGATCGAGCGCACGCTCTTCGCACTACCACCCCCGCTGACTGGGCCGAGTTCATCCAGCTCCATCCCTGGAACTAGGGGAGCAGGGTCTTCGACCCTACGACCGTAGGGCTTTGCCCTCCGGGTAGTAACTAGGGGCAGGGGTAGTTGCTGGGGGCAATGGGGGCCGGCACCAGGTGCTCCGGGCAGTTTTCCGATTTCCAGGAAGAAATCTTAGCTGGTCGAGTCGAATCTTAGCTGGAATTCAAAAACTTTCCACTATATATATAGTTATAGTTATAGTTATAGTTTTTGTTCCAGTTTTTGTTTGAGTCAAAGTTCCAGTTTTTGTTATTGTTATTCAGTTTTCGTTTTTATTTCTTAGCGGGTGTGGTGGAAAGGTACCACGCTGGGCCCATAACCCGGAGGAGCCGTTCGATTCGGACACCCGCCACCATGTACAGATCAGCAAACCCAGTATAAGCCATAGGCATATAAGCCATAGGGATGGGTATGGGTACTTAGTATGTTAGGTGCTAGGTATACTAAGTACTAAGGATACCAAGTGCTAGGCATACTCAGTTGGGTGATGATCAGGGGGTCAAGATCACCCAACCCGGATGACCTTGACCCCTGTCGATCACTCCCCCGCGTCCCCGCGCCGCGCCGCATCCAGGGCGGCCTTCCAGGCCTGGCTAGGGAGCCTGTGTCGGTCCCCCACGGTCTGGATGCGGCCTTCGTCGGTCGCGTAGCGCACGCTGTACTCGCGTCCCTCGTTGAACGGGTCATCCCCGGTCACGAAGTAGTGACCCGCGATTACGCCGGGGATAAGCGTGGTGTTCCACCACTTCAGGGTGTCGGTCGAGAACCAATTCTGACCGGCTGCCTTGTTGGCCGCGATGATGTCGTCAAGCGTCTCGTAGGCCATCACTTCACCGTGATCTTTCCGGCGGCATCCCGCGTGACGCTGGCGTACCACTTGCGCGACGTGTACGGGTCGGGGCCGACCACCGACAGGGTGGCATCGGCCGGGATGGAGCGGACCGTACCGGAGAACTGCTCTCCGAACGGCGAGGTACCGTCGAACGTGACGCTACCGGGGTTGTCCTTCAGGGCTTCCCGTAGCGCCTTCTTGCTGGCCGGTCGCGCACCGTTGACGCGCGCCCCGACGTTGATATAAGACATGTCGTTCCGTCCCTTCGAGGAGGCTTTAAATCCTCGTGACCAGGGTGGCCACTCGACCGGCCCCCCGGCGTACCGGAGTTCCGATCGGGCAGGCACTAGGCGTACTCGGTAGTGGCTTCGTCCATCACTGACCCTCGGCGTTTTCTAGCTGCTCTTTGTAGTACTGGTCGGGGTCCGGCAGGACGCACGCTCGCTCGTCATGCTCCGGTTCCGGGTCGCCGTAGTCCGGTTCCCTGTCGGACGTACCCGGCGCCAGCGCTTCCACGATCGCGGTGGCTCCCCGTTCGCCCGCTGCCTCGCTGTGATACGGACGGGATTCCATACCGGGCGCCCCGGATGCGAACGTCATGCCGATGAACCACTTGTCATGGTCCGGTCCGCCCCGATACAGGTACACCCATGCGACCTTGTCTCCGTCCCTGACCACTTCCCAAATCTTCATGTCCGTCCCTTCGCTGTCCGGCAGCCTTTATGACTGTTGGGCCGCCTGCGTACCTACCGGGGAAGGCAAGCACGCAGGCGACTCGACGATCACACGTAGCCGAATCCGCTCGTGTCGAATTGCACATTCGGCGCGTAGGTCTGATACGCCGAATCGTTGGCTTCGCGCTGCAATCGCGCGTTCTCCGCCTGCAGGTCGATGATTTCTTTGGCAAGGGCGATTGCCCTGCGGCGCCATTTCAGGTACTCGCGTTCCAGCGGGTCCTCTACCTCATCCGGACGCGTCGCTTCGCTGCCGTTCATCGCGTCTCGAAACGGCGCGCCAGGCCTGCGTCGTGGTGAGCTACCTCGACCAGGGAGCGTTCCCCCCCGTGGTCGTGGGTGTGCACGTGACCCGCGCCGTCCTGCACGCTTTCGGCCACCATGTCGCCGTACTCCCCCAACAGCAGGGCATACGCCGCGTGAATGTGGCGCTGTGCTCCGATCACCATTGTTGCGTGCTCACGCTCCCCGCGCGCTACCAGCACTTTGATGAGCATATCCAGGTCCCGATCCTGCGTGCTCGCGTTGTGAGCCATTGCCTGCACGAGGGTCGTCGAGTGCTGCCCCTCGTGGATTTCCATGATGCACATACCGTTCCGTCCTATCCGACGTCCCCTTGACGTCCAGAACCGCGCACGTACCCCTAGGGGACACGCGCACGATTCAAGCCGTCGAGTTCACACGTGAAGGTAGGCGACCACCCCCATGAGTGCGGCGCTCGTCGTGGTGGCGCTCCCTAGCGTGTCGTACGCGCGGATAGCCACCATGCCGATGCCTACCTCTAATACGACGTGGGCCACCACGTGCACCGTGCGGACACCCATTGTGCGGTGCCGCGCCAGCCGTGATGCCGTACCGATAGCGCGATGCTTGCCTGCCATCACACCCCCATCCGTCCGTCTTTCGTGACCAGGGTGGCCACTCCACACCCCGCCGGAGATGAGCGACGGAGCATAGGGCGAGCACTAGTCCACGTCTACAAGAACGTCGTTGATCTCAGAGCTGATCGAATATTCGTCGACGTCGTCAACGCTCGCCGTATTCGCGTTCACGGTGAGGTATCGCCGGACGTCATCTGCGGTGTCATCGGGATCCGCCTGATTGGTGACCTGTAGGCGCAGGGTAATGCTGACCGTGACGTACTTCGTCGTCTCCGGCTCCTCCAGTTCATCGAAACCGAATGTGCGGAGAAATTGATTGGTGCCCTCTGTGCAGTTGTCCCCATTGTTGAAGCGCCACTCGTCTACGGCGAATTCTTTGATCGAGTCGAGCCGATCGAAGTAGTCGAGATTGCTTTCGACCGGGGGAAGCTCCTCCAGCCAGCGGGTGTAACGGTCACGTACCCAATCGTCTTTGATTCCCGTAACCGCCAGCCACAAGCGCATGGCGCGTTTGGTGAGAGTCCAGCGCTTGATCGGGTCCGGGTAGAGATCGGTGCGAGTGAAGTCTGCGAGGGTCCGCTCCACCGGTGGTGTTGGCGCGGGAGGCGCCCACCCCGTTGGCTCTAGTAGTTCCGCGAGCCTGGTCAGATGCTCGTCACGCGTGTCTGTGTTTTCCATGATCCGTCCGTCCGTCCGTTGTCGTGACCGGGAATGGCCACTTGACCGGCTCCCCGGAATAGCTCCGGAGTTCCGATCAGGCGGTCATCTAGCCTCCTGTCAGGATCACCGCGATCAACGCGGCGAGCCATGTGATGAGAAACAGTGGCGCGGCGATACGGTCGACGATGTTCACGACCCGAGTCCCCGCACGTAGTGGTCGGCCAGTGTGATGGCTTCCGGCGCATACCAGCCGGAGAGTTCCGGGTACGCGTCTACGTCGATCCACATGCGTCCCGTACCGCCTGCGGTACTGCGGTAGGTGCCCTGTACTACAGGCACGGTTTCGATGTGCGTCCGTACGGTGACCTTGCTGCCCCATACGATCATGAGCAGTCCGTGAAGATTCCCAGCGACCCGCGCACCTCGACTCCGAGGCACCATGCGGGCTCCTCGCTGCCCAGCGGCTGGAACGTCGCTCCGCTCGTGGTCGATTCCTCTTGCCACGGCATGCCGTACACGGTGACCCCGTGCCCGATGAACAGGCCAGCCGCTAGGGCTACCAGTGCCGTACTGATCGTGCGTTTCATTCAGCCCTCCGTCCGTTTCAGCGGTCGCGTGACCACTCCCCCCGACCCGTGCACTGAGACACGGGTCGGAGAGGCTAGCTACGCGAGTTCGGCAATGAAGCGCCACGAGTAGGTGCCGCTAGTGCTTGTTACAGCGGGAGGCCGTGCGCGTCCGGCGCGTTTGATGTTGATCTGATCGACGTCAAAGCGGGACAGGCCGACACTCACCACTCGCCATGTCTTCCCGCCATCGCGGCTGACCTGGTATTCGTACGTCATTACCGTCTCTCCTTACGCGGTAGCGGCTACGGGCGCCCGATTGGGCACTCGGGTAGCGGTAGTGGCTTGGATCTTGTTAGCGGAGCGTTGGGGCGCCTTGCGGGGTGCCTTGCGCTTGGCCGCCGGCAGACACAGGTGCAGCACCATTTCGGCCGATGCGATGAGTGCGATCGCGGGCGTACCGGCCATCACGTACCCCCATGCGTCCGGCTGGTGAACGGACGCGACGTTCGCGCCGAGGGTGAGCAGTGCGCCGACCGTGAATGCCAGGCGCGGTATCCATGCTGACCGGTCACCGATCATCGCTATGGACGCGACGATCATCAGTCCATCAATCGCGACCGGGGTCAGATGACCGGCCGTCTGCGATTGGCCGTGCTCGACGCACAGCGCCACGATGTGGAAGTACGAGGTATAGAGGGCGACCAGCGCCACGACCGCTCCCGTAGGGATGGCGGTCAGTCGCATGATCTTGCGGGTGCGAACCTCGCGTGCGGCGGCGGTGCGCTGCGCGGCGGTAGGTCGCTTGGCTGTTTGAGCCATGATCTCTCCCTGAGTCACAGCGCCGGCATAATCCGGCGCTCTGAAAGCGAGAGAGCTTTGCCCGAACAGGCTTCCGGCTTCCGCTCCCCTACCCGCACGTACTGGGGATCATCGCGGCCCTATGGTTTCTCCTGTGTGGCTCTTGCTATGAGGTAAGATCAGGCTTTTGGCTATCCCGTGTCCGGCGTCACGCGCGTCTGCCATATAGGTAAAGATCTCGCACGTACCGGGGAGTTCCCTGATCTCTGTAGTTGTGTGGTGCGGTGGTGCTGGGGATGACACTTCCTTAGTGACAAGAGCCTGTCAATACCTTTCGGTGTGCCAACTTTGCTATCTGCGAAAATGGGCAAACCCGATTGACTGGCAGGGTGTCTATCTGATCTGACCCCCTTGGCAAGGGACGGGTTTCCCCGCCCCCCACCAGGGAGATCAGCTCCCGGGGTTGAAGTGCCCCTCTAGGGTGACCGCCTCATCAAGGCCTAGTCCCCACCAGGTGACCCCATCGGTCACCTGCACCGCGCCCCACTTGATCACCACTCGCTCGACCGTGATCAGCTCGGTAGCGGTCTGGATGATCATCCCTACTTTGATGTCCTGTCCGGTCATTTCTGGCCTCCTGTGTCCGTGTCCCGCTTTTTCCTTCTATAGCGAGTCTAGCACGGATTGACAGGCTCATGTCAAAGAATGCCGGGTTATTCATCATCTGAAAAGAGTTAATCCTGTCGATGGATGTCAAGATCCAACCGTTGGGGCGTAAGGCTTTCAGGGGTCGATCTCGCGTAGTCGACGAAACCCGGTCACCCGGTATGGATGGATGGGCGTATGCCGATCTTGCGTGAGCGTGGCTCTCAGACCCCTTAGAGGGGAGATCCGCTCATGGTGCCCTGTCTCGGTTGCGGCAGACCCTCACAGCGATCCCGCTGCCCTGCTTGCGAGCCCGTGCACGAGCGTGTACGGCGACCGGGCCCGCGTCGCCGGGGACTGGACTCCACTTACGACCGCGCCCGCGCCGCTGTGCTGGCCGCTAGTCGCCTGTGCTGGTTGTGTGGTCACGAGGGTGCCGATCAGGCTGATCACGTGCTCCCGCGCGTGCTAGGCGGGATGTCGACCCCTGCCAACCTGAGACCGGCACACGGAAGCGCACCTTGCCCCACGTGCAAGGTGCGCTGTAATCAGGTGCGGGGAGCGCAGGCGCGCTAGATGACGCGGTGCTGCATGCCGACGCGTTCGATGGCCTCACTGTCGAGCCGACGTCCGATCATCAGCTCTACCAGGTGGTTGACCATGCGCGCCTTCGTCGGGTAGGTCACCGACGTGATCGGCGTTGCCATGACGAGAAGCTCTTTCATGGTGCAGCTCATCAGCTCATTGCGCAGTGCCTCGCGTGTCATGCGTCTTACTATACGCGCGCGCGTATGTGCTGGTCAGGCTATTGATCCATTGCCGAAGGGCCTATTCAGAGTGCTGAATAGCGGGTGTTATAAGGCGATATCACTAAGCGTTCCGATCTTGAATAGCGGAATGGCTTCCCTTTGTAAGGATGTCGGATAGGCGACACCTTATAGCTGGGTGAATAGGACATAGCATTACCGCTTACTGACCGAATGGTTAGCGGGCACTGGTCAATGGTGCCAGTCAATACCACCGTGAGTCACATGAATAGGGCTACAGTTAACAGCGCTACCCCTTCAAGGGGCCACTACGGGCAGTGACGCCGGTGCCTTTTCATGTGGGGTGTGGCGTATGTTGGGTGTGGTGTATGTGGGTCTACTGTGCACTGTCCAGTGTGGACATAGCGATCGTTGTCTATGGCTCTTGTCTACAGTGGACTGTCCACATGGGACACAACATACACCCTCCACTATGGACGCTCCACTATGGACACGAGCTACAACCCTTACATAGCAACGGTTGTAGCCACCCTCCACTATGGACTACCCATAGTAGACCGTCTATATGATGCAACTATTGATCTTAGTAGATCTAATGTTGTATTAATGTTCATCGATATTTAATTACATTAATACAACAATCACCAAGATCAAAGAGTCGGATCAACATGAATAGGCAGGGGGGGGCGGTCACTCTCCGTGCTGTCCGTTTTGTCGGGGGACCCGGGGTTCGCCCTGCAAAAGAAATCTCAGTTTTTTTTTTG